CCCAAACACCAGAAAATATTCTCCCCTACCGAATATTTAAAGTAGAGTTAACTGATTTAGAGAATGGTGACCGTGGAGAAGGGCTTTATTATATGGAAAAAGAGAACTATATAAAATAAAAAGAAGCGGTAGAATACCGCTTCTTGAGCCGAAACCGGGACTCGAACCCGGGACCTATTCATTACGAATGTTTATCCAATTTATAGATTAATTGCTTGTAATATAGTATGTTGCAAGTTATCAAAAAATGTGCAAGGATAAGTTCTTGCACATTTTTTATTTATGCTCTTTCCAGTTTGGATCAAAAATAGGTTCTTTTCCTAGTACTATCCATTCTACAGAAATCCCGTAATCTTCATGTATATATACAATCCATTCAGGTTTTAACACACTTCGACCTGGATAAAACTTTACTTGGTTCACATTCCATCTGTTCAGATTGTGTTTTCTTGTGAAAGTTTGAAGTCCTCTAATCTTTTTCTGTTCTTTTAATATTGCTATAGCTTTAAAAAAACGATTGCTTATAGCTATTCCTTCATCTGATATATTCATCTTATTCCCTTATTAATATTTTGGTTCTTTATGTCGCTCGTTGAAATATCCGACCCACTTACATGAGCACATCTGACAACATTTTCCTGCTGGGCAAGAAATTTTTTATTCTGTTCCTGCATTGATTCTATAGTTCTTTGCTGAGACAACACGGTTTCAGTAAGTCTTGATATCTGTTCAAAAACTTCTCTGCTCATAGAAATGGAATCACTTTTACCTTCCAGTTTTTGTTCTATAAGTTCTTCTAAAATCTTTTCTTTTAGCTTCTCTTTATTACTTCCAGAAATACCCTTTTCTATAATTCCAGCTACCGCATCGTATTTTTTAAACATAGGTACATCAGCACCAGATAACCATCCTGTTGTGAGATGATACTTATCCTCTATTATTTTTTTGTATACATCCTTGAAAGCTGTAACTCCATTCTCTATTCTTGAATAGGTATTCTGACCGACCTTAAGTAGATCAGCCATTTGCTGTTGCGTCATGTTCATGTGAATTCTGAACTGTTTCAGCCTGTTTTCTTCTCCATTATCCATACAAGTGATTTTTATTATCCATTTTAAGGATATTTAAATATAAAAATATTCATTTTATCCTCAAAATGGATATATTTGCATTGCTATTAATTATATAACACTACAAAGATAATGAAAGATGATTTAAAAACAACCAAAAAGCTTTGTGAAGGTGATAAAATAACCTTAAAGGACTATTATTCAAATCTTCCAAATGCTACTCATCCCAAAACTGAGTTTATCAACGAGGTGATAAAAAAGACAGGAGTGTCTTTTACTGCTGTAAGAAACTGGGTTGTATATGGAATGAAACCTAATAACCCAGAACATATCGCTGCCCTTTCTGAAATAACAGGGATATCTCCTGAAAATCTATGGTCCGACTAAAATGTATGGAATGATGAATGATTTAGAGTTTTACATATTTGAAGATGAACTTTGGTGCATGTTTCCTGACGGAAGCAATAAACCGATAACAGATAAAGAAACTGTTCTTGTGAAAGATATCCTCGAACGTATAAGGGAGTGTTATCCTGAAGCGTATAAAGCATTAATGGAGTGTTATAGCAGAAGCTCGCAGAATATCCCATACTTTCAATTTCTTATGGTAAATAGATTTTGCAAGTGCAATTTTGGAGAGTTGGATAATACTAGCAGGGATATAGATAAAAAAGGTGGATTCAACTTTGAACGTGTGAGATGTCCTATGCGTGGTGAATGCAGATATGAGGGCGTTATTTGCTGTCCACAATTCAACTGTTGTATATCAGATGCGGAAATGAGAGTTATGCAGTTGGTATATGAAGGCTTTAATAATGAGGATATTGCAGAAAGGCTTTATCTTTCCCCTCATACAGTTAAAAACCATATTAAATCGGTTTATTTAAAGTTGGATATTCACGAGAAATCTGAATTTATCCAATATGCCCATAAGAATAACCTTTTCAAAGAATAGATATGATTGATGAAGATGTATTGAAGATAGTCCTTAATGATAAGACTTTTGGTCAACGTGAGGCTGCTGATATAGTTGGAGGTAGATCTCGTCTGTTTCGTTTGGTTGGTTCTGGGGCGATACGAGCCGAAAAGAAACCTGCCAATCGCCAAAATGGAAGATGGTATTGCAATGCTTACGATGTAGTGAAGTACGCTTCCTTAAAATCTTGATTATCAAACTGTTATATCATGTTAATGACAAGTATTTTCAAAGTGTATTTTTTGGGTAAAAGTCAAAAATAAAGTAGTTTTACATCATAATAAAAAGATAATCAATAAGTTATGAAAAGAACACCAATTTTAACTATTTGGGCTTTATCATTGATTATGGTAATATTGCTTGCCAATCCTGATAATGTTTGGTTTTGGATTTCATTTTTTATTTTTTCTTGTTCTTCAATATATATAGAGAAGCATAGTAAAAGATTAGAACATGAAGATGAATAAAAAACGTCCGTATGTAATTCAATCAATTACACTGTTGACATATAATGGTAGTAAGATTCCTGTTTCAGTTGTAGAGGAAAGAATTATAGACATTCCGATTAGGATTATTAAGGAAAAGGTACTTGACGCTTTTTCTTCAATGAAGGATAATCCGGTAGATGTAATACTAAAAGTAAAATATGTATAACTAAATGCACATAAGAGCAATGAAAACAAAAGAAGAACTGTTGGCTATGAGTCACGAAGAACTTGCCAATTATACTGTTGAAGTTCAATTTAAAGCATCCATGTATGATGCCGTGGAACAGAAAAATTCAAGAATGAAAGAATTGTTGGCTGCTGTAGGCATTGTTTATGAAACCTATAAAAGAGAACAGAATGTATGATGAACTATATCAATTGGAAGAAGAACTGAAAAAAGTTGAATCATGTAAACTTGAATATCTTCCTGAATACGGGTATTCGTCTAAGGAAGAAATTATTCAGCTTATCAAGGAAGATATATCCGATGTTAAAGGACAGATTGATCAGAATTTAAAATTACACATTTCAAAGCTTTCGTCAGGATATACTGATAAAATCTTAGAAGAAGAAAGAACCAGCCTTTGCTTAGCGCAGGGGTTATCAAGATATTGTTAAACTTTTAAATATTAGAGCAATGGAAGAAAACAATCAAGTTACAGAATTACAGATTATTCAGGCCAAACAAGCGGCCGAGTTTGCAATGACACCGGTAGGGCAAACCGTGAAACAGTTTGAGGTTATGCAGCGCATGGCCAAGATGTACACTGAAAGTACAATCGTTCCTGAAGCTTATAAAGGGAATACAGGAAATTGTGTGATTGCGCTTGATATGGCAATGAGAATGAATGCTAATCCGTTAATGATAATGCAGAATCTCTATGTTGTTAAGGGAAATCCGTCATGGTCAAGTAAGTTCCTTATCGCTACCATTAACATGAGTGGCAAATACACTTCACTTAGGTATCGGAAAAGAACGCTTGGGAAGGTTGGTAAAGTAAAATACAATGAAACAGTGTGGGATGCTACAAACAGACGCAATACAATCGTTGTAAAAGAGTTCGATGGTACTGATGTGGATAATATTGAATGTATTGCTTATGCCACTGAACTTTCTACTAAAGAAGTTCTTGAATCAGATCCGATAACTATTGAAATGGCAATAAAGGAAGGGTGGTATACAAAGTCCGGAAGCAAATGGGTTACAATGCCAAATTTGATGCTTACTTATCGTGCGGCTGCTTTTTGGCAACGCGCCTATTGTCCTGAAATATCAATGGGATTCTTAACCAAGGAAGAAGTTGAAGATATTCAGGATGCAGAATATGAGGAAATTATTGATAAATCAGCAAAAGCTAATAAACTTGCCGAAATCGCAGCAAAAGCCGCAGGAGTTGAAGAACAACCAAAAGCAGAACAGCCGGTAAATCAGCCCCAAACTAAAGCAAATGATAAACCTATTCAAAAAACGTTGTTATGATAGAAAATGCAGATCAAAGGTCACTTGACTGGTTTAGATGTCGCCTTGGTAACATTACTGGTAGTAGTGTCGGCTTGCTTATGAAAAGCGGCAGAAGTGACATGTTCAGCGATACTGCCAAGAATTACATTTTCCAAGTTGCGGCAGAAAGAGCTATGAATCCTGAGATTGTAAACGATGATATTGCATTTGCCGAGTATTTGTCTGCTGTTAATGTAGAGAGCAAAGCAATGAGATTCGGAACAGAGCAGGAAGCAAGCGCACGTGATTTGTATTCAAGGTTAACAGGAAGGCATATTGTAGAAGTGGGGTCGTGTAAACACCCCACTATCCCCAACTTTGCCAGTAGTCCTGACGGGTTCTTTTATGATGAAGAATCTGGGGAGCGTGGATGTATTGAGATAAAATGTCCGTCTCAGAACACATTTATGAAATATAAGAGTGAAGTTTATGACAATGATTCGCTCCTCAAAGTCAAGTATGAATACTTCTATCAGTGTATGGCTCACATGATGTGCTGTAATGCAATCTGGACGGATTTTGTTGCTTACAATCCTTTCCAAAAAGATCCTATTCACATCGTCCGTATACTACCAGATGAAAAGTTTTTTGCAGAAATGGAGAAACGCATTCGTATGGCAGACGATATTATTAACCAAATAGCCGATATAGAGCAATGAACACACAATTAGCAATTCAAGAAAGCGACCTAGAACTGGTCGTGAGTGAAAAGACGTTAGGTAGTCTTACTACCAACGCAAAGCAAATCAGAGATATGGTAAAAGCCGCTTTGCCAATGTATGATATCTCCAATTATAACGATGAGAATATCGATCAGGCAAAGAAAGACAAGGCAGCTTTAAACAAGGCGGCGAAAGCCCTCAATGCCAAACGTCTTGAAATTGAGAAAGAATTCATGAAACCTTTCGGGGAGTTCAAGGACGTTGTAACCGAAACCGTGAAACTTATCGGCGAGTGCTCTGCCAAGATTGACACGGTAGTCAAGCAGAACGAACAGCAATACAAGGATAGGAAGAAAGCCACTATCAAGACCTACTTTGATGGATTGAATGTTAACCTTGTAGACTTCAATAAGGTTTTCAAGTCTGAGTGGCTCAACAAATCCGCAAGCATGAAGTCTGTATGCAACGATATTGATGCCATATTTGCTAAGATTGAGAACGAACTTTCTACACTAAAGGGGTTTTGTGAGGATTTCGATGTCCTTCGTACTTATTATATGGATACGCTCAATATCTCATCCACCATCCAGTATGCCAACCGTCTGAAGGAGCAGCGTGAGCGTGCCAAAGCAGCAGAAGAGGCGCGCATCAAGGCAGAGCAGGAAAGAAATGCTGCTGAAGAAGCGCAGAGGAAAGAGGAATCCGAACAACTTTTGGTACGTCCTGTCAATCCATTTGCTGTAGCAAGCCAAAAAATAAAATATCAACCTCCTTTTATTAATCAGCCCGAAGCACAACAGCCTGAACTGTTAACGAGAGCTTTCAAAGTCACCACCACTCGTGAGAATATCATTGCCTTGGGTGACTTCATGAATGAACGCGGCATTGACTTTGACAAGATAGAACTTTAATATATACTAAGTTATGAATTATAGCATAAAATTGAATTTACTAAAATTTAAAAACTCCTGCGTTGTAACTGTAAAAGGCGCGACATCTACAAAAAGAGGTGTTTTCATACCTATTGAAGACAATAACATCTTCATATCGGCAGATGATAACCTGAAAGCCAAAGGCGCGTACATTGACTCCACCGCTTGGGAAAACCAGTCGCCCGGCAAGTATGGTGACACGCACAGCATACGACAGTCGCTCGCCAAAGAAATTCGCGAACGCATGACGGAGGACGAGCTTAAATCCGTTCCGTATATAGGTAACATGAAGCCTTATGAGGTGCAAAACGCTTCTTCGTCTGTAAATGCACCCACCGCACAAGTGGATGAAAATTTGGACGATTTGCCATTCTGATGTTATGGACCTATGCAAAACAGATATACAAAATTTAATCCACCTTCTTGATAGATGTGCCGGACTTATAGACAAGTATTGCCGGAAACCTTGTGAGCTGGATAAAGCAAGGCAATGCAGGAAAATTAGTAAGAAACTTAAAAACAAAGCAAGAAAATGAAAATTATAATCAACAAACCAACAGAATTTGAAGCGGTCTACTTAGAAGTGGATGCAGGTGTACGCTATTGGGATGACGGATACATCAACGGTATGGAGGATACCGATTGTGAAGAAACGGATGGAATCCCCCAGATGCCTTGTGCCGAATATATGGGAGAACAACACATGGTGCTGCGTGGTTATAACTGGCGTTGGCGACCACTGATAGATATTGAAACAGGACAAATAGTCAACTGGTCCCAAGGAACAACTGCCCGTGTTCATTATAAAGTGTGCGATGATTTCCTTTGTGATATTCTTGATGGGAACAAAAACGTTATCACCTCTTATGACGGATATGTACCTAAGATTATGTGTCCGGCAGATGAAGGATATGGCGACTACATCATTATGAATATTGATGAGAATGGATTTATTCAAGGATGGAAAAAAGAATTGATTAAACGACTAATACAAGAAGAGGACTGATTATGGAAAGCAACATATCGCGCGATCATATTGCGCTTGAAGCGATGAAGTGTATGATGATGACAGCAAAACGCAGAAGAACTTTATGGAATAGAGTTGTAACATTGTTTTTTCCGTCCAAAGAAGCTAGTGTTACAAACTACTACTATGAAGGACAGGCTAAATCAGCTTATCAGATAGCTGATGCAATGATTAAGGAACGTAACAAGACAAAGGAGGAATGATTATGATGCACACATGGTTTGAGTGTAAAATTCGTTATGAGAAAGTAATGGAAAACGGGATGAATAAAAAAGTCACAGAATCTTATTTATTTGATTCTTTATCTTTTACAGAAAGCGAAGGAAGATGTATTGAGGAAATGACACCGTTTATCAGCGGTGAATTTACTGTTTCTGACATAAAACGTGCCAACTATTCTGAGATATTTTTCTCAGATGAAGAATCTGCTGACAGGTATTTTAAATGCAAGTTATACTTTATCACATTGGATGAAAAGACTGGTGCGGAAAAGAAAACATCCACAAACATTCTTGTTCAAGCATCCGACTTGAGAGATGCAGCCAAGAAACTGGATGAAGGAATGAAAGGCACAATGGCAGACTACGTGATTGCTTCGGTAGCGGAAACTGCTATTATGGATGTTTATCCTTATGAAGCAAATTCAGATGTTAAACCAGAATTTCCTAATGCTTAAAAATTGACTGATATGGAAGACTATATTTCAGACTGGTTCATTCCGATGGATTTCGGTAATGACCTTCCGGACGAAGAACCTAACGGTGAGGATAATTTTAATTTTGATTAAGTGCATTTGTTTACATGCCTGCTCTGTCTGTGAAGATATAGTGGGCGAAAATGGGGCGTAAGCACTGGCTGTGTTCCTTATTATGGATAAGTGCACAATATACATTGTAAGGGCTTGTTGATTTATGAAGCTTCAATCGGCAAGTTAATCATGATTGCTGGCACTGCCCAATTATGATTAGTGGGTTCGATTCCCCTACGCCCCTCATAAATGTGAGCCACACATAAATGGCATGGGTTAATAAATAATGGTTGTGCCCCGGAGAATACGCTTCGGGTCCTTTAATTGGGATGAAACAAATAAGTAACGAAAATGAAAAACGATAAATTAATATTGGATGCTTGTTGTGGTAGTCGTATGTTTTGGTTTGATAAACAAAATCCTAATGTGTTATTTGTTGACAAACGTTCAGAAACACTTACAGCCAAAGATAGGGATAAGATAAGGACTATAGAGGTAAAACCTGATATTGTCGCAGATTTTACTAATTTACCATTTGAAGATAATTCTTTCTATCAAGTTGTATTTGATCCACCACACCTGAAAACACTTGGAGAAAATTCATGGATGGCAAAGAAATATGGCAAGTTGCCTGATGATTGGAAAAGTATTATTCATGAAGGTTTCAAGGAGTGCATGAGGGTATTAAAACCGAATGGTACACTTATCTTCAAATGGAATGAAAGCGAGATAAAAGCATCAGATGTTTTGTCTGTTATTCCTTTCAAACCTCTATTTGGACATACAACTGGTAGACAAAGTAAGACGATATGGATGTGTTTTATGAAATTATGTGACGAATAAAATATGAAAACAAAAGAAATTATTTTATCAAAACAAACAATGAGTTCGCTTGAAATTGCCGAACTCACAGGTAAACAACACGCTCATGTTATGAGAGATATTCGCAACATGATAGAAAGCTTGAAGAAATCTAACGAATCCACATCTGGATTGGTTGAAGAAGATTACCATCGAGGAGATAGAACTCAATACAAGTATCTATCTGAATCAACACAAAAGAAATTGTTGAATTTTGCTTTTAGCGTTGGAGGTTCACAATATGTAATTACAGAAGATTCTTATCAAGATGCAAAAGGCGAACAAAGAACATTATACAGCCTTAACAAAAAAGCAAGTATATTGTTAGCGAGTGGTTATGATGTTGTACTTAGAGCAAAGATTATTGATAGATGGGAAGCGTTGGAAACAGGGAAAGCAGAACCAATAATCACTTCGGTAAAAACAGAAGTGAAACAGCCAACCATCTCCGACAAAATGAAAGTAGCTACATGGCTTATAAAGACGCTTAATTTAAACGATACATCTAAATTGATGCTGGCAAAGAGTATAGCTGCACCTCTTGGGTTGCCGACCCCTGATTATACTCCATCACATGGAATACTCAAATCTGCTACTGAATTACTCAAAGAAGCGGGTCTGTCTATCAGCGCACAGGCGTTTAATCAAAGAGCGATTCAGAAAGGTATCTTGTGTGATATTAAAAGGAAATCATCAAAAGGTAGAGATAAGCATTTCAAATCTATAACTGAATCCGGGCTTCCATACGGTGAGAACCAAGTCAACCCTAATAATCCCAAAGAAACACAGCCACTTTGGTATAAAGAGAAATTCAACGAATTGTTGATGTTACTTGGTTTTAAACTTGTTGAAGTGTTATGACATACGAAGAGATGAAATCCAAGGCTTGTGTGGCAAGCAGCCGTAGTAAGCCCAAAAATGAAGAGCATAAAATACAATGTTCTTGTGTTAGATATTTCCGTTTAAAATATCCCCATCTCAGAAATATGCTGTTTGCTGTTCCTAATGCGGCAAGACGTTCTGCAAGGAACGGAGCTTATATGAAAGATGAAGGTATGCTTCCCGGAGTCGCAGACCTGATACTTCTTAAGAGCAATCGTTTCTATGGAGCTTTGTGTGTGGAAATGAAAAAGCCGGGAGAATACCAAAGACCGGTCCAAAAAGAATGGCAAAAGGAATGTGAGGCGAATGGTAACAAGTACGTTGTTGTCAAGTCGCTGGATGATTTTATTGATATCGTGGATAACTATTTAAAAGACATATAAATGTAGGTTTGATTTTACGCGAACGCTCTTTGACATTTTGTTTTCAGCTTGTAGAATAATGATGTAAATGTTTTTGGCACTTACGTTTTTTATGTATCATCAAGATACGGAAAGCTGTGAAGCCATGCTGTATCTTCATAAGAGGGGTGTATTTGCACCTCTCTTTTTTTTCTTAAAAAATGGCTCTTAAAGTGTCACTTTTGAAAATTATCCGTATATTTGCAGTGCATTGGGTTGTACTTATTAAATTTAGAATTAATCAGAGGATTAAGATATAGAAAGCTGTGTAGGTCACAACCCCCTGCATGGCTTTCGCCTTTTATCTCCGCATGAAGAAGTGCGGTACGTCCTCAAACGAAAAGACTTTATTATGGACAATATTCAGATTTTCAAGAATGAATCGTTCGGTGAAGTTCGTGTAGCCGGAACAAGTGATAAACCTTTGTTTTGTCTTGCAGATGTTTGCAAAGTTTTGGAGTTAGGAAATCCTAGTCAAGTAAAAACAAGACTTTGTGGTGAGGTCATTACTAATGAGGTCATCCCGGACTCTCTTGGTAGACAACAAGAAATGATTTTTATTAATGAAGACGGTTTATATGATGTAATACTTGATAGTCGTAAGCCGCAGGCTAAAACTTTCCGTAAATGGGTAACTAGTGAAATCCTTCCTTCAATCCGCAAGCATGGCATATATGCTACCGACAATGTTATTGACCAGATATTGAATAATCCAGATTTTGGTATTGAACTTCTCACTAAGCTAAAAGAAGAACGGTCTGCACGTATTGAAGCCGAGAAACAGGTTGCTGTTCTTACCCATGTAAATAAGACCTATACATGTACGGAAGTTGCTAAAGAATTGGGGCTTAAATCGGCAATTGAACTCAATAACCGTTTAAAAGAACTTGGTGTGCAGTACAAGGTTAATCAGACATGGGTTCCATATACCAAATACGCAACCCTTGGCTGGTTTGATATAAAGCAAGAGGTTGCTGACAATGGCCATATTATCTACCATAGAAAGATTACCGGAATTGGCAGGCAAGGTATCATTAATCTTATTAATTCTTAGTTGATATAATAAAGGGGTGCATTCGCATCCCTTATATTCATCTATACATTACGGTACAGCTTATAAATAAGGCTATAACAGACACGATAATAGAAAGTATCCATACGGTCATTTCTAATGCATTTAGACTCAAAATTCTTCTTTTACGTAATTGAAAGGACCATAAATTATGCGGACGGAATATTCAAATCCAGCATTTTGGGCTAATTCTTCGTCATAATTTATAATGTCTATATGAACAGCACCAGTATAATTCCCTTCTAAAAATGATTTCCAACTACCGTTCCATAATGGGGATACACCTCCAACATATAAGTTGAATCCGTTATTATCTGTAAAAGAAGATAAATTGTATTTTTTAGATAAAAGAGCTCTCATTTCGTCTTGTTTGTCAATGGCTCCTTTTTTCGTTTTTGCATTTAGGATAAATATGCAAGCATTAAAATAGCTATTAATACCGTCTGATTGAAAAAGGAAATATACAGAGTTAAAATCTACACCTGCATATTTTATGTTTTTAAAGACTATGTGCTTATTGTCAGAAAGATAGTCTTCTTCCCCATATTTGTTTCTTAATACAGGTAGGGCTTTTTCTCTGGAAATTCCAAAAGGTATTCCGCCAATAGCTGTTATTTGCTCTTTTTTTAAATTGGCTTCCACAATAGAATCAACAACAACCTGTGAAGAATCCATGTTTATATTAAGTGAGTCTTTAGATGTCAAATTGCTATATTCTTGCGCACTTGCAAAGACTGGTACAATAAACATTAATATGATTAGGATCTCTTTCATACTATTTGGTTTTAAGTTCAACATTCACGCTAACTGGGAACTCGTTTCCGCAATGTGGGCATTTTACAGAATGGGCGTTTGAGGGAAGTTGCACTTCTTCCGGGGACGCGAATAGCTGCCACATGGGGACGTTGATGGCTTCTGCTATTTTGGTTAATACCTTTATAGAAGGGTTGCCTGATATATGCTGGTTAAGCCCACTTAGGGTTATACCCATTTTCTTAGCTACATCTTGTGTAGTCATTCCTTGTTGTTCTATGGCTTCTCTGATTCTCATATAATTAATGGTTAATATTTATAGCAAAGGTAGTAATATTCCCTGTGTAACAAGTTATAGCTTGTATAAATAAAGTTAAAGATAAGTTTTTTCTTGTTGTCTCACTTGGTAAAACAAGCTATAACTTGTATCTTTACATCAAATAAAAGAACTAATAACAATTAACTCCTAAATATATGAAACGTTACAATTTATCAGACATAATGAAGAGAGCGCATTACATTTTCAATCATACCTTCAATGCTACATTTAGTTACTGCCTTAAAAAAGCATGGGCGGAAGCAAAGGAAGCAGCAAAGATTAATGAAGAAAACGCCAAGCGTGCAGCCGAATACAAATCGAAGTACGGCAATCGTGACTATAGAAACTACCGTTCCTATTACGGTTCACGCATGGGATGTAATGATTGGAACCGTGATTATCGTAACGATATAAGAACAGCGATAAACCGTTCGATTAATTTATAAAAATACAAAACTTTAATATAAAAATATAGAGCAATGGATCATATTTTGAATTCAACCGTTGAAATGAGCCAGGCAGAATTGATTCTTCAACTGGCCAAAACCAATGTGGAACAGGAAAACAGGCTTAAATCTACAGAACTAAGGTTAGGTGCGCTAGAAGATGAGGTTAAAAAACTTTCCCAAAAAGCTATTGGTGAATATGGGTGTTCCACTATGTCTGCATACGTGCAGAGGCATAAGCTCCCCATTTATGTAAGTGACATTTCGAAGCTCGGCAATGACGCTACACGTCTGTGTAGGAAAAGGGGGTATCCGGTAAATAAGGTGAACATAGACCGTTTCGGTGTTGTGAACGTTTATCCGGACTTCATATTACAAGAGCTTCTTGATGATTACATAAGAACTACACAGCGTCTTAATGGAGCTATAATGAAACCAATATAAACTCATACAATGAAATACAAGGTCTCAAAAAAGGGTTCAAATGTTGTTTTCAAGTTTGAAACTTATAAGCAAGCAGCCGATTTCTGCTATATGTATGTAATGGCAGAGCAGGTGAAAGGAAATAAGTTCCCGGAACTTTCAATAAACAAGGTCAGGGAATAGAATTTAAGAGCAATGGAAACACGTGGAAGTGTCCTGCCCTAAGTAATTATTAGAGCAGGTTTTGTAAGAAATATTTTGCCACATATAAAAAGCGTAAGTGCCGTATGGGGGTTAACCAACGTTCTCATTTATGACGCCCTACCGTCAATTCGGGCGGTAGGTTTAGAGTAATTATCACAGTAAAAACACATCGTTATGAAGATAGAGATAGATTATAATCAGTACATGGCAATGCTGAAGGCATTTACGGAATATGCCCAATGTAAAGCAGAATGTTATCGCTTGCAAGCTGAAAACGAAAATTTAAAGCATGAGGTATCAGAACTGAAATCTTGTGGTTCTCATATAGATGAATACGAGGCAGAGAAAAGCAATCTGTTTTTTCTTGACTTCTGTATGAATTGAGCATTAGATAACTGGTTCTAAGCGTATATTGTAATTTAAAATAATAACTTAATTTATAATTATCATGGAAATAAATTGTAAATACTGCCCTAAAAATGACGGAATGGGCTCGTGTAAGATAGATGATTGTCCTCTACTTCCTATCATACAGGAAATAGAAGAGATGCAGTCTTTTCTTGAAATAACAGCCAGTGATAACCCGAAAGAATTGGTAGATCGTCTGACAGATATAAATGTCTACCTTGCAAGAAGTGGGAAACTTTTGGCGGATGCAAAGGCATATCAAGACCAAGTGACAGCAAACGTGTATTCTCAACACATGGAATTCTTGTCACGAGTTCCGGCAACTGTTGCAATTAAGTTCGTTGCAGCTCAAAGTGTGACTGCTAATCAGTTGGTCGTATGGCTAGATCGCATAAATCGAACTCTTGTTCACGCTGGAGATAACATACGTACTCAAATATCATTTGCAAAGCAGGATTTGGCATTACAAAGGAAAGGATATTAGAAAAAATGTTAATAACGGGAAAATAAAAGGCATAAAGTGATTGTTTTTACTTCACTTTTGATTAGCTTTACACCGTGAAAATAATAAATGCGATTGGTGGAACTCTCGTATGATAAAGATATAATTTAGCTCTGTATGAGTAGTTGTTTCCGAGTTCCACAAATAGAAACAATGAAAATATAGAGCTTATTTTATTTCTATCGTAATATCCTTTTGGTATAATAAAACACTTCTGTAGTAGATATGGACATTATTTAAAAATATATGACTTATATAGAACTGATTAATTGGTTTTGGTCTCTTGACGAAGACTGGGAATTTACCTGCTGTGAAACGAGGCTTTATTTTTACTTGCTAAAAACAGCGAATCGTTTAGGCTGGGTGGATAGCTGGACGCGTAGTGATACAAAGGTATCATCTGACGTGGGAGTGTCGGTCAACTCAATGAAATCAGCACGTAACAGATTAGTTCAGGCGGGTCTTATTACATTCAAATCAGGCGGAAAAGGACAACGGGACAAAACAAGGTATCAGATTAGCTATCAAAATTTGACACCTAAAGTTGAACCTAAAGTAGAACCTAACCTTATACCTAACCATGAACCTAAAGTAGAACCTAAGCCCTTACAGTATAATGTACGCGCATTAGACAAAGATAAAGACAAAGATAATTATCTCTCTCCCCCGTGCGCGTATGAAGAAATTCCGACTGGGATTTTTGAAAGGGGGCTAGATGAGTGCTATGAAGAATTGAAGTCGAATAGTTCATGGATGGAAGCTGTCTGCATGAATACTCGTTTATGTGGGTATAAGGATTTCGCGCCTCCTGATTTTTATGATTATTTGGAGAAGTTCTTTATGAAGCTCCAAAACGAGGGAGAAACTGTTAAATCACCCCAAGATGCAAAATCGCATTTTGCCCGATGGCTAAAAATTGAACTTGAAAAACAACGGAACAATGGAAACAACAATAGGCGCAATTATACAGACAAACAGGAAGTTAACGCCTACGCTCTTAGCTTGCTACAACAACATAAGCGAGACCTCGAAGAAGGCTTGGCTGACCAGATGGAAAGACCGTTCTGAGGTTGAAAGGGTGTTTTCACCGGTCCAGTGGGGATATGCCCTTCAAAACCCGGAAAGGGCTTATATGGCAGACTGTCCATCGCTGATGCAGTATGATGCGCTTTACGGCTGTGGCTCTTCCGAATATTGGATTGACATACAGGTGTCCGGCATATTCGGGGCTTCCAACAGCAAAGAAAAGGGCGTTGCCGATGGGATAAGAATCTTTTGTCAGTCATTTGCCTCACAGGTCAAGGCTTACAAGCTTTCCGAACTGATGCTGTTTTTCGCACGCTACAAGGCCGGGAAGTATGACAATTCATTCGCGTCTTTCGATGCCAGAAGAATAGGCAACGCCTTCTTCAAGGAGTTCAAGCCCGAAAGGGATCATGAGCTGGACGCGATAAACCGGAAAAGGGTGCAGGATGAGATAGATGGCAGAAGATTCATTCCGCCCGAAGGTTATTCTTCCCTGACTTTATACAACGAATTGAAACGTCGGGCGGAATCTGGAGATGAGAAAGCCAAAAAAATGCTGATATCACCATGAGGGTAGCCTAATTTGTAGCGAACAATTAAAGTATAATGGCAATAATATAAACACCTGATTCTCAGTATGTTAATTAATTGTAAAGCCGCGTGAATAAAAGAAGTAATATTTGTTTACAAGTGGCAAATTAGCTAACTTTATATCTGTAAATCAGAAATATATAAAACATAAGAGCAATGAAACAAAATAAAAGAATCATGAATACCGAAACGCTTATAAAGATACGTGAATGGGAAGCGGAACGCGACAGGAACCTACGCATCCACTGTCCTCTTGTAGCCGCCAAATTCCAAAGATGGATTGACAGAGCGAAGAAAGAAGACGATAGACGGTATTTCCAGCCCCGTGGCAAGATTTTCAACAAGAAAGCCTGTAGTTGATGCTTCCATGTAGGAAAATTCATTATACGGCTTTAAAATAGATTGTATCAAATAAAATAATTGGTAAAAAATACACGATCATGCAAGGAACAGACAAACTGAATACGATAACCAACATCGTATTTGTCCTCACGGACGTTTTAGAGACAAACCTTCTTGAAATGCAGCAGAAATACAAGAAGGAAGGCTTTGAACTCAGACACGATTCAAAAAGAAACTTCAACACAGCCATAGCCGCGATAAAGAGATTGAAAAGTGATGTGAATCATTGTAGCGAATCCACTCAGGAAAACTTCGGCAATGATTCTGACATGGTGAACGCCATGTTGCTCACACTGATTGACAGGTGCGGTGATGATGACAACCTCGCTTATAAGATGTACGAATACATTAAATCTTTCCCGTCCAAACTGAATTTGGACCTGGATTTGGATAATGCGTTCAGTCATTTGTTTAGAAAATCATGAAAACTGCTGACGGTTATCCTGTGGTATGTTACGGTGCAAAAGGGAAATATGGTATACATCGCATCTGCCGCCGTTGTGCCATATATCGTAAATACGATTCGATTCCCGAAAAGCCATGCTACAGGCTTCATGGAATACACCTGTTGGGCAGAAGAGAATGCCCGATCTTTGAACAAAAAATAATCAAAATAACAAAAAATAAATAATGTCATGGAACAGAAAATAAAGGCTTATAAAGCATTTGACAAAGATTTATCTTGTAGAGGGTTTAAGTATGAGGTAGGTAAGGAGTATGAAGAAACAGGCGACATAAAGGCATGCAAGAAGGGTTTTCATGCATGTCCTTACCCTCTGGATGTTTTTGGTTACTATGCACCAGCGAGGTCAAGGTTTTGTGAGGTTGAGCAGAGCGGTCAAATAGACGATTCAGAAAGTGACAAGGTTTGTTCTTCAAAAATTAGAATAGGTGCTGAACTTGATATAAGGGGGCTTGTGAAAGCAGCTGTATCTTTTGTCAAGGAACGGTGTACTAACGAGTGTAATGCGGAACCGGGAAAACCTGCCACGGCTGGTTATAGAGGTGCTGCCACGGCTGGTAATAGAGGTGCTGCCACGGCTGGTGATTATGGTGCTGCCACGGCTGGTAATAGAGGTGCTGCCACGGCTGGTGATTATGGTGCTGCCACGGCTGGTAATAGAGGTGCTGCCACGGCTGGTAATAGTGGTGCTGCCACGGCTGGTGATTGTGGTGCTGCCACGGCTGGTTATAGAGGTGCTGCCACGGCTGGTAATAGTGGTGCTGCCACGGCAAGAGGAAAGGCTTCAACCGGATCAAATGGTTTGTCAGTGGCAAGAGGCAACAATGTTCAGGTAAAAGGCGGAATAGGTGCAATTTTGGTCATAGCTGAAGAAATGGAAGATACATATGATATTGTCGATTGGAAGGCTGTAGTAGTTGATGGAAAGATTGTAAAGGCCGACACATGGTATAGACTAGAAAATGGTGAGTTAGTGGAAGTTGATTAACAGTTGACTGATAGATCAATTAGAATTTAATTTATAATAATTACCATTTACCTGACATCAGGAAAATGGTTCAAAACCGAACAGAAATGAACAAGAAAGAGCAGCAAGCAATCGACTTTCTTCGCAGTATGGAACGTGACGATCTGCTATCACTCGGATTCTCCGGAGGTAAGGATAGTGTAGTTATACTTGACCTTGCTGAACGTGCAGGCATTAAGTATAATGCGATCTACGCTAACACCACAGTAGATCCACCGGGAACGATTAGCTTTATAAAGAAAAACTATCCGCAAGTGAGGATAATACACCCGGAAAAATCTTTTTTTCAGTTAATCGAAGAAAAAGGTTTCCCTTCCCGATTACGTAGGTTCTGTTGTGAGAAGCTGAAAGAGCGATACGGAATTGGTAAGCGAAGTATTGAAGGAATGAGAGCTTCCGAGAGCAGGAACCGAAGAGATTATGAGCCGGAGCAGTGTGATACAAGAAAATGGATGAAAGGAGCGAAGCATATTCTTCCTATTCTCACATGGTCGGAAGAAGATGTTTGGAATTACATTCGTGAACGCGGTTTACCGTATTCAAAGTATTACGACGCTCCGTATAACCTTTCTCGGCATGGTTGTGTAGGTTGTCCGCTCTGCAATTACAGGCAGATGCAGTTGGAGTTTAAGATGTTTCCCGGATATGCAAAACGAGTGATTGTAGCCGTTGAAAGATATATGAACACTCACCCCAATAATTTCCTTTCTCGCAATTTTGCAGATGAATATGAAGCTTTCTATTACTACATTAATGAGATATCTATTGCGGATTTTCAGGAACAAAAGAAAGGGTTGTTTAGATTTAGCTCAAGGGAAGTTATCAAAAGAGAAATTTTAAATCAATTAACGTAAAACGATATAAAAATGAACATAAATCAAATATATAATTCTGAATGCTTGTTAGGACTGAAATCTATTCCATCAAATAGTATTCATTGTTGTGTAACTTCTCCTCCATATTATAATCTTAGGGATTATGGTCATAAAGACCAAATTGGCTTAGAAAAAACACCGGAAGAATACATTCAGAAACTGGTGGATGTTTTCCGTGAGATCAAGAGGGTTATGAAGGATGATGGAACATTATGGATAAATATCGGAGATAGTTATAACGGTAGTGGGAAGTCTGGGAATAATCCTGATTATTGGGGTAAACATACTGCATTTGGAAAACCTGCTAACAAAAGTACTTTTGGATATCCTGTAAAAGTTGCATCCTGCAAACCTAAAGATTTGATCGGCATTCCGTGGATGCTTGCTTTTGCTCTTCGGGCTGACGGTTGGTATCTTCGACAAGATATTATATGGCATAAACAAAGTGTAATGCCTGAATCGGTAAAGGATCGCTGTACGAAAGCACATGAATATATCTTTTTACTTAGTAAAAATAGAAAGTATTACTTTGATAATGAAGCCATAGCAGAACCTGCAAAAACTTTTGATACTAACATTAGAAACAGGGATACCACTAAATTGAATAATACGCCAGGACGGGTAAAGATGAAAGGCCTTATTCGCAATGATTACCTGAAAAGAAATAAACGTTCTGTTTGGACTGTTAATGCTCAACCGTCAAAGGAAGCACACTTCGCTATATTTCCTGAAAGACTAATAATGGATTGCATAAAAGCAGGATGCCCTGAAGATGGTATAGTAATTGATCCGTTCATGGGATCTGGAACCACAGCCGTCGTTGCAAGAAAATTGAACCGAAATTATATAGGGTTTGAATTGAATCCTGAATATATAAATATTGCAAATAAGAGATTAGAGAAAGAATTAGGAATATTTAAATAGAATAAAGAAAGTAATGAAGAAAATAATATTAATTCTTACAGTCGCCTCACTGGTAGGCTGCACTACACAGAAAGTCTCACATACGACTTTCAAGAGAGGATACAAAGAGAATCGCTTCACTAAGCAATTTCAGCAAGCGGATTCTGTGTTTAACGAAAAATATGATATAAGATGATTAGAGTAAGATTTTTTGTAGATAAGGAAAAGTGCGATGGAGATTATCGTCCATTAAGATGGCCAATCCAATATCCATATTGGTGCACTGGTGAAAGTGATCACCACTTTGTTTTAGTAGCCTATATCAATAGTATTGAAGAGTTGAAAGATTTATGGCCGGAAGCTTCCAATATTGAAAGTGAAGAAGTCAATAAAGTATTTTTTTCGGATAGGTTTCCAAAGCCAGATTGGTACAAAGAGGATTAATTTATAATTAGATTAGAAGGAGGTAATTATGGGATCATTTATAGCCCAACAGCCAAACGGCTTATATTGTAGGTTTAGTACAATTGTTGATACAGTCACGCACTACAATATGACAAAAGATGATTACATAGAAGTATGCGAAGACCGATTAGGAAAGAAACGTGGAAAAGAAGAGGCTAATGATATTTTAAAAAACTATCTGCACCCTTTTAACGATGTTCTTGAACAATTCATTCCTAATAATGATTCGGTTGAAGAGTTCAATATCCGCTTGAAAGAAATGGGATATATGGATGAGTTTAAGTTTAATGGATAATCCTCAAAACGGAACAGATTAGTGTATGTGATGAGGATTGCGAATACATGAGAAACTTTAAAGAATAGGATATGAAACAGACATTGGAAGAAGCAGCAATAGAAAGCTGCGTGATAGATAGAAGCATATACAATGATGAGTATCAGCCGTATTACTTGGATGGCTTTAAGGACGGTGCAGAATGGCAGGCAAAGCAATCCCCTTGGATAAGCGTTAAGGAACGGTTGCCGGAGGAAGGAAAGCCTGTATTAATAAGACTTAAAGATGGTGTTATTAGGCTTGCATGTTATGATATAGAAGAAGATAGCAATATATACTTCTGGAATGACAATTACGCCTATGAAACATTCCGACCTTGGGATGTTACTCATTGGAGAGAAATCACGTCTTTCGATGAGATACTCGAAGCCAACAGGGATGTACTTGAACGGATTAAACAGAAAGGAGATTGAGATATGAAATTAAGACAAGCAAAAAAGATAATGAAGAATATCCGTAGAAATGTACGCATGGAGTATTTATACGGATTAGGACGCTCGATGAAGGCAAATGCTATTTGCGTTAGACACTATGGCAGAGTAAACAAATCAACAAAGCGAATCAATCAATCAAATTAATTAGACAATATGGAAATAAAGAACGGAATAATAATAGACGGAGTGCTGCATGAATTAAAGGAAACGAAACGTAATGATTGTTCAAAATGTTCATTACGCGATTTATGTCAAAATGAATTTGGGAACGCGTGTCTATGTTGGGTTAATTTATATTCGGTATCAGATATAATAAATAATGAATTTAAGTGTCGTGGCAAAGTAACGGATATTAAAACAAAGGAGGAACAATGAAAGCAAAGTATTTTAAAAAGATAAGAAGCCAAGTGAAGTGGTATAAGGTATCATACAGAGATAATTTGTTTTTTGATTTTAGAGATGAGAAAGAGATATTGGCTAAATCTCCTGAAAATGCTTGTGTCAGATACCATAAACGTACTGGATGTTTTGTTAACAAATATAATCCCAATAGTATTACACAATATAGTGAAGCTGTTTCAAGGTTCAAAGTATGTATAGGTAAGAAAGTAATGTATTTCGATTAAATATGAAAGCAAGAATAAAAAGAAAAATACAAAAACGACCATTTTTATATAATGTAGGACAAGTATTTAAGGCTTGTGATTGGCTTACTAGTATTCAACGTGGAAATATGGTTTGGCGTAGGTATCGTTCATTCGGTACTATTATTAAATCAGAAAATTAAACAATGAAAGCAAGAGTAAAATCAACAGGGGTTTTGGTAGATGTAATTCCGAAAACAAATACCAATGCGTTACATAGTGGAGATAACCTATATGTATGTGATAATATGGTATTCAGAGAGTGTGAACTTGACTTTTTAAATCTTGGAAATTCAGCTATTGATTGGGAACAACGTAGGTACGAATTGGCGAAAGACATTCTTAAAGCTGTTATAGAAAACGATAATGGTATTAATTCTGAGGTAGCCGCTAAATATTCGTTGAATTGCGTTGATGCCTTGATTAAAAGGTTAAAGGAAGGTAACAATGGATGATTTGACAAAAATATTATTTTCAGTAGTTCTTATAATGCTATTCATTCAAATGGGATTGACTATAGCATACAATTGGGATGAAGAATCTATGAGGAATAAGAAACTGGAAAAGATTGTAACAAGATTTGGTGCTCTTACATTGGGTGCGATTGGCATCTCTGTAATTATTTGGTTGATAACATTTATATGGAGTGATTAATTTATCGGAGGAATAATAATGAATGAGGAAGAAATACGGAATATGATCAAGATTCAGTTGCAACATTTAAATAAAGAACAGTTGATAGACGTTTTAACTGATATTTGTATGGTAATTCCTGCGTTTAGAATGTCAAACGTTTTAAGCAGTTTACAATGTACTAATATAAGGTATGATATAGATAGGGTACAACAAGTAAATATGAATTTTGATCCATTACAATCAATATTAAAGAAGGAGGAGAATCATGGATAGTGTACAGACACAAACCTTTTCTATTAGAGGGGATGGAGGTGGTGAGGCATATATTGACTTTTGCGACGGCCAATTATGTGTTTCAGTTGTCATAGAAGATAAACAGGCAGATTTTCACTTTGACCCTGTTACGTTAGGGATGTTTGCCCATGCTTATAAATTACATTGTGAAGAGTGTAAAGAGTGTAAAGGAGAATAACCATGACCGAAGAATTTGTAACATTAGAAACAGCGAAACTGCTGAAAGAGAAAGGATTTAGGGAAGATTGTATGGCTTTTTATACAAAAGATGTTTTATTTAAGTGTAATGCCTATATAAACACAAATGTATTAAAACTCCCCGCCCCTACACAATCCATCGCCCAAAAGTGGTTACGTGAAACCAAAAACATACATGTACTCTCTATTCCACGAATAATAGAGAGTTATAATAAGATTGGAGAAGTGGTTAAGACAATAGTTGAATTTTACTATTGGGAGATATATGTCGTAGGTAGTAGTCATAAATATATTGCCCAAAATTGCTTATCTAATCAATTTAACACCTACGAGGAAGCACTTGAAGCCGGAATACAAGAAGCGTTAAAACTTATATGATTATGGAAAATATTAATTTAAACGAACTACGGGATCGAGCTTATAAGACCGCTTGCGAGCACGGTTTCCATGATAAGGAGCTGAGTAATGAACATGAAATATGGGCTGACATACCAAATTATGAAGGATTATACCAAGTCAGTAATTTAGGTCGCATTCGCTCTTTGGACAAAATAGTGGACAATAAAAGAGGAATATATAAAAAATATGGTAGAATCAAAACTATAAGCAATGCGAGTTATGGATATAAATCTGTCGGGCTATGTAAAGATGGAGTAAGAAAAACGTGGCTTGTCCATATATTAGTAGCAAAAGCATTTATTCCTAATCCTTTAGGCAAAAGGACTATAAATCATATAAATTGTAACAAAACTGATAATCGTGTTTGTAATTTAGAGTGGGCTACCTATTCTGAAAATATAAAGCACGCATTTGCTCATGGGAAGAAGCCTATCAAGGCACAACTTGGGAAATATGGTTTTGAAAGTTCAAGAGGAATACCTATTCAGCAAATTGATAGGCACACAAAAAATGTTATTAACATATTTGGTTCTGCTCTCGAAGCATATAGGAAAACTGGTGTGAACAAATCAGATATATTAAGCTGTGTTCATGGAAAATTAAAATCAGCAGGTGGATATATATGGGAGAGGTTTACCGAGCAGAAGTTTAACGGAAAAAGATATTAATTATGAAACGTGAAATAAAATTCAGAGGGAAAGAATTTGAAACAGGACAGTGGATAGAAGGATCTTTGACAACATATCCAAGATACTACCCAACTATTACACTCGTTGAAAATGCTGAACTTATTCCAAAAAAGATAACTTGTGTAGTTCTTCCTGAAACAGTCTGTCAGTTCAGCGAAATAACCGATAAGAACGGTAATAGCATATTCGAACATGATCTAATACTGATTCATGAAAGCGAAAGTTCCTACCAATTTACAGTTGAAGTACTATTTCATAAAGGAATGTTCTGCTACAAGAACAAGGCATGTGGTTTTACCCCATTGTGGTATGTCAGCGATAGATGCGAAGTGATTGGTAATGTGTTTGATAACCTGGAATTATTGAAAGGAGATAAGTAATGAAGAATAAAATAATATCCGGTGTTATAGCTGCACTGTCTTTACCCGTATATTTTTCTCTACTTTGGGCTATTGATCAGTTCTTGTTAGTTAGAATTGTCTTAGTATTTGTAATGATAGCATGTATGATTGTATTGGTGTACAAGCTATCCAAACTTATTCTTGACGAATATTTTAAAAAGCATAATAAGCGATGAAAACAATTTTATTTATATCTATATGTATTATCGCCCTATTATGGGTTGGTGATCTTACAATAACATTCAAGCCGTTTTCCATCTCGCTTCCTGGTTGGCATAAGGCTTTAGGTATCCTTCTATTTTTTCTGTCAATGGCGGTATATAATATAGGAGAATATGCTAAAGGTTATAAGCATGGTTTTGATGATGGGATAAAGGAATGTATTGAAATACTTAAAAAGAAAAATCCATGAGCAAACTATACAAAGTAACCATTTCCGATGCATCATCTGTATCATGTCTGCTGTTTTATTCTAAAAGTTAAATCTTTGGTTATGAGTATTTTACGACTAAAATAATTGTGTAAATATTTGGCTAATTCATTGATAATGAGTATCTTTACAATACTTAAAAGAAACCAATATTACTAACAATTAAAAGACAAGAGCAATGAAAGCAACAATCGAATTAACAAAGAAGACAGCTTTAGAAGAAATTATTAATAGCAATGATATTGATACAATAAAGTCTTTGATAGAACGCAAAGAGATGTCGTTAAAAGAAGCAGAAGAAAATGCGGCATTCTACGAAAGTATCTGTAATGAAGACTTTGCAAGTAATGAAAGGCAGAGAGCCAATAGACTTATTCGAGATATAGAAATATTAAAGTTAGCAATTTAATACATAAGAGCAATGAACACATATTACAAGTTTGCGCCAAACGTGTTTTTGGCAAAGTGCGAAGAGATGCACAAAAAAGGTGAAGAAATTCTAGTTACCACCAAGTATGGCAAAGAAAACGAAAGCATCGTTTTCAATCTAATTCTCGAGAAAGATGGTTTTTATTATTACTCCATCGCCCGGGCTGATGGCTTTAACGTTCAAGAATGGGCTAAGCAAAGAGCGGAACGCAGACGTGAATGGGCCGTATCAGCAGTGCAAAAAAGTAATGAGTATTTTCAGAAATCGAATAAACATCGAGATTTTCTTTCTTTAGGCGAGCCCATCAAAGTAGGGCACCATAGTGAACGAGGTCATCGCAAAATGATAGATGATGCCTGGAACAACATGGGTAAAAGCGTTGAGTTCAGTGATAAGGCAAATGAACATGAAAGAGTGACCCAATATTGGGAGAAACGTGCCAACACGATCAATTTGTCTATGCCGGAAAGCATTGACTTCTACGAACACAAGTTGGAACAAGCGAAAGAATACCATGAAGGTGTAAAGTCTGGCAAATATCCGCGTGAACATGCTTATACTCTTACTTATGCCAAGAAAGCAGTTAATGAAGCACAAAAGAATTACGAACTTGCTAAAAAGTTGTGGGGAGATGAAAACGAAAACCAATAAAGCGATTTCATTACTCCAGTGCGGTGATTTAAAAGCCGCACTAGCAATTTCCTCCACTTTTCGCATTGGATTTACCAAAGAAGAACGCAGAACATTGAAAATTGCGTATGAATGTCTTTCTGGTAATGCCGGGTTCTACCAGCAGATTGGTATTGACACCAATAGCGAGATAGAGAAAAGTAAATCCATCCTTTTATCAAAATATATGTTGAAATCAGCACCATAAGAATATGAATCTAACACAGAAAGAAGCGTTAAGGCAATTACAATCATATTGCAGGGCAAATGGTTTCTCCCTCAATCCATCGAGTTTGCCGAAACATACATACGCTATAATATTGGCGGATGGCGACAACGGAGAAATAACGACACGTTACCCGAACAAGCGTATAAGCGGCTATTACACCCCAAAAGAGTTGTTAATATGGCTTGATGGCTACCACACAGGATTACAAGGGAAATAAGTATTAACCGCAAGCAATTGCACAAAACGGAAAGTATGAATATTATTACAGATAGAACAAAAGCCCCTGCAAAGCTACGCTATAGGGTGAGCAATAACAGCGGAACGATAAACGAAGAATTCGGAAAGGACCAACAAGCCGCTTATGATTTTGCAAACGGAATGAATGAAACGGCAACAATACGCGGGTATTTTGTTTTCAAAAAGCGCGGAGAATGGCAAACTAATACGGTATTTATAGATCACGTGTTTAAATAACCAACTATCCAGGCGTGGAGGCAACAAGCGGAGCGGCACCACCGTTGAAAAATTTGGTAACACGTTGAAATATAGAAAGTTAAACAAAGTTTAAGCTTGCGATATTTAAGATGTAAAATACTGATATTCAATATATTATTTGTATCTTTACAATATCAAAATAACACCTATTAATAACAAGTAAAAGTCAAGAGCAATGAAAACAGAAGAACTTATCAGATACTACAAAGCAAACATTGAAGCTATTGAAAAAGGATTGAACAACGACTCTCTTTCAGCAGATAAAAAATTCAGATTGGGATATACACAACAGGCGTTGGACGGATATAAGTCTGCTTTACAAGAACTTCTTGGAAATAATAACGACTAATAATAGAAGAGAGCAAATGAGCAAAGTAACAGAACTAACAAAAGAGCTTCAAAGAGTGATGTATTCCACTACATATTCATTTGAGATTGATACCGAAGATTATGTTTTCGGATTCAAAAACACAATAAAGAAGCGTACAAAAAGTTTAGCCAAGGCAAGCAAGCTAAAAGTGAAGTTAACCAATGATTGTGGCCGGTTCTTGTCAGAAACGGTGAGAGTTGTTGCTGTGCGCTTCTACAAGAATGGAGAGCTTACCAAAGAATTGAAAGCAGAAAAGATAACAGCAGCGTATAACGGATAAAATATAGAGCAATGAAAACAACTGTAAAAGTGTATTTAAAAGACGAACAAGGTAATAAAGACTGGTTCGTTACCCCTATCAACTTATCATGGCAAGAAGTACGCAAATATTATCTCGGCAATATTTTCAATATGGGGTGCGAAACAGATCACATGATGAAATGTTACAAGGTTGAGACAATAAAATCATCAAATTAAATAAATTTATGACTAAAAGTGACGTTTTTTACGCCATATTTTATATCTTTACACCATAAAAATAAAAAAAAGAGCAATGAAAATTTACACAAGTTATTTCGGAAATTACAGAAAGTTGGCAGCCGCAAACGTAAAAATGATATGTGTTGCGTTAGGGAAGCCAAGATATTATAATGCTCCTCAAATAATAGAGGTTGCACCAAAAAGATATATGCTGGATGATAAATGGACTTATGAAGAATACACGAATATGTATTTGAATGATGTCCTTGCAAAAGTCAATCCACAAGATTTGATACAAACCATCCAGCGACTCAGTGAAGGCAAAGATGTTGCTCTCTGCTGTTACGAAAAGCCGGGTGATTTCTGCCATCGGCATATTTTGGCTAAGTGGCTTACTGAAAAGACAGGTATTGAAATCAAAGAGTTTGGAGTTGTTGAGAAGAAAGAACCTAAGTATGAACAAGCAAGTTTGTTTTGAGTATGAGAAGAAATATTAAGTTTAGAGGTAAACACGTTGAAAGCGGAAAATGGATTATCGGTTGGTTATTTCAAGACGATGACGACCACTTTCCAATGATTCATCAAGGAGGTACACTTGACGATTGGGAGCAAGTGAAGGAAGACTCTGTTGGTCAGTTCACAGGCTTGCTTGACAAGAATGGGGAAGAAATATATGAGGGTGACATTGTTGAACGAATAGTTACAGATGGATATGACTATGGGTTTATAGGTGAAGTGAGTTTTGATAACGGAGTTTTTGGTATAAAACATAAAACTTATAAAGGTTACATTGTGTCAGATTTTGTATATTCCTCAGATTGGAATGATGGGCATGAACATGGAGCCGTTTTATATGAATATGAAATAAAAGGAAATATATACGATAACCCAGAATTATTAGCCAACCATCAATAGCGTTTGATGGAATGCTGCCAGATTTGCCAAGCAAGCGGTGGTTTGACAGCATAGGCAAAAGGGAATTTAGCAAAGATGGTCTATGCGTCGGACTGAAAATCCGAAGAACAAGGTTCGAATCCTTGAGTTCCCACAGCCTTGTATCAATGAACGCACCATTTTCTAAAATTTGAGGTTGTTATGGGAGCAACCGATATATAGAAGAAAATAGTAGATTGAGAGAGTATGGTAAAACCCATATAAGTCCAAAGGGTATCAATCAAGGTAGATCTTCACAAAATCATGTGAATGTTGACTGTGGCTACATGGCGGTTCATAATGTTGGCAGCTCGGAAAGACGAGCGTTTGCGGAAATAGCTCATCGGTAGAGCGTTGGTATTCCAGCCAAAGAGTGGGGTTCGACTCCCTGTTTCCGCTCAACCCTTATAGTAGCGATAAGCAAAAGCAAAAACATTAAAGCTTGTGTAGTTTACGGGGTGATGGAAATTGCCATCTGACACGACTAAAAGAAGCCGAAGGACTGCATAAGTGTTCTTGCAAGTAGCTTGCAGATGATTGATTTTTTGTGTTAAGCCTGCTGGGAATATGCCCGGCAGGCATTTAACGCAAAATGTATATGAAGTTATATACAACTTAAATATATGAGCAATAAAGGACTAATAAGAGCATGTGAAAACTCCGGATGCGGTTGGAAGTGTTGTTCGTTCGGATCAGACGGACATATTGTAATTTTGCCCCATGAACTTGACGGGCATGAAAAAGAAATCTCCCATTTACAGATTATAGATGATGATTACTTTGGCGGTAAAAAGGTAAAATGTATCGCTAAAGACTGCAAATCATGTGATAATGGTTACAAGCCTATTATGTGTAAAACTTATCCTTTGTGGGTAAAATCGGTGAAAAAAAGTTTTGTGTTTCGTAGTGGTAAGTGTCCGTTGAAAAGCGAACAACTTGCTAAGCATAAGGAATTTGTATTAGATGTTTTCGACAGTTGCAGAAAAGCATTGTTGCCTAAAGTTGATATCGATACATTTCTCTCTAAAGCATGGATTGACCGTTACGAACCATTGTTCCCAACTGAAAAAGGAAACATTGAGTACAAAATGCAAGTAAAAGTTTTGTCCATGTCTGATATGTCCGATATTGAAAAGATGGAGCGGACTCTTCTTGCCAATCCGGATATGTGTTTTCCCTCTGAGACGGAAGATATAGTGAAGTGCTTGCAATCCGGTTGCAGTTTCGGGTTGTTGGTAAATGACAAGCTGGTTGCCTACTCACTTGCCTATTGCACTGAATACGGTACAGCCTACGTGGATAAATGCTTTGTTCATGCTGATTATAGGGGGAACGGATTTCAGTATATCCTTCTCAATGCCAATATTGCCAAACTGATTTCCAATGGCTCGCAAGAGATATTTGCTATGACATCGCCTAAGAATGAGGCAAGCATGAAGAGTTTCATCAATGCAGGGTTCTCATTCAAAAGAGATACCAAATACAAAGAAATTGAACGTTTAATCTTAAAGTGGGAACTATGAAAGTTATAGTCTATACCAAGAATATAATAGAAAACATTGAAAAGGCTCAATCATTTGTTAATGTCCCTATTTCGTTAATGTTCAAGGATTTTTATGAAGATATTTATGAGCATATATCGGATAAGATAAGAAATAAGATTTTTGGACTCCATTTAAAAGACAGTATATGCTATTCTATCGGAAAGGCAGTAAAGGGGAATAGCGGTGCTGTGGTTACATCATTTGCGGATGTTTGGAAATATCTTACTATCAATGGAAATGCGTGCCAAGGAATACATAATTTTTATATTCCGATTAATGCATGTGATAATAGAGAAGGCTTAAGCATTTATGAAGCAAGTAAGTTGGTCAATGAAATAAGGACACTTTCAAGCTCCCATATATATGGTTTGATTACTTCCGGTTGTCTGAATGAAAATCACCCTTCGGAAAAAGAACTGTTCCGTATCTGGAACGGTCTGCGTAATGATATTGAGTCTATCAGCTTGGGAGGTAGTTTTTGGCTTGGGCAAAATAGTAAACTGCCTAGTTTCATAAGTGATGTTCGTATTGGTGAATATATGTTGTTTGGTACAATCCCATATTGTGTTGACAAAGAAAAGCAAGGTCTTAATGGAATTGAGTTACAAGCAAAGGTTATAGGCATTTATCCGGAGCGTAACCAACTCATTATTGATTGCGGTTATTCAATGGCAGATATGTACAAATGCCGGATTTACTATCACACCGATTTGAAATATGAGTACAGTTCCAGTGAATATTCAATAATGCAATGTGAGCATGTTTCGGATTATCGCATTGGTGATGTGATTTATATTGTTCCTGATTATAAATCCTTGGTTAAATTGAAATATGCAGAACATGAATATAGATAAACCTTGGATTGACTATATTGCCAAACGTACGTTTGGCATGGAGTTGGAGTTTGCCGATGGTGACAAACAGCTTATCCCACTTTCATCCGGTTACAAGTGGACGGACAACAAACTAACCATGATGAACAACTCGGACGGTTCGGCAGTTACGCATCACGGTCAGTTTGGCGGTGAGATAAACACTCGACCGTACCATTATTGTGCAGAAGATCTGCAAGAACTGAAGGACTTCATTCAGACCATGAAAGATGCAGGAAGCTATCTTATGTGGAATGAAGGTTTTGATGCACATCTGTATATCAAGGATATGGATTTGGATGTTATCAAACGCATGTTTGTTCTATCCTACTATACTGCATATCCTATCAAGCGGATATTTGACATCGCCGAGTGGTGGGAAACGAAATACCTCGTGCCTAGTCCACCTTGGGATGTGGTAAGGCGTGTACTGGAAGCCGATAATATCGATAACTTGCTGAAGATCTTTAGCAATGGTTCAGACAGAGGGCATATCCGGTATTGGCTTAATTTATGTTCTATTGGAAAGATAGGAACGGCAGAATTTAGGATCTTCAATAGCTCCTGGGATTTCGATAAAATACTGGAGACAATCAAATTCATGTATTCGTTTGTGGAGTACGCCTACCTGCATGAAGATATGGAAGAGTATAAGCAACTCACCACAATTGATAAGTGCCTTGAAGTGTTCAATATAGACTATTCTAAGGTTCCCCAAAGACATAAACCGTTACTTTGGGCAGCAGAACACTCGGATAATGTTACAGTGGTAGGCTCCATGTTTAAGAAATCCAACCGTATGCTTTCCTTTATCAAGAAAGAGGCCTCCAAATTCGATGTAGCCCATGTGGTAAACTCGTATTATATGGATATAGAGCAGGTACTTACCAACCGTGAAATTAAGGTGTATACAAAGGAGTATTTTATCTACATGATGTATAAAGCAATCAAAGGTGAAATACAAGAATTACGCTTTAATGAAGAATATAAGTTTCTAAGTATCAAATCCGAAAATCCTGCTGAAATTATTGCCACTATTCACCTTTTTAATGCCATCAAGAAGCATAAGAACTCACAGGATATTTATCACAAATCGCTTTATGACGATTTTATGGCAAAGTTGGAGCATTACCATAAGAAGTATACGGAACGTTATCAAAATATAGTAGATAACCTTAAAAGTAAGTCTATTGAAGTGCTTTATTGTGCTGATATATCGGATGCGATTCTTAATTGTAAAGAGGATGATATACTAATCTATCAGAATGAATTTCATTCCGGCATGAAAGCTACAAGTAACGCATTGCAACGTTTCTTGATGGATGACCTCGGATGGCAAGAACGAATTAAAACGAAATATGCAGAAATAGATGAAGAACAAGTTAATTACATGGCTCTCTCGCAGCATGGATTTATGGGCAGAAGAGAGGTATTCAAAGACCAACGCACATATATTTGGTCTAATGTGGTAGAAAGTGGAGACAGCAGTTTTAAAAGGCGTACTATCATTCCTTTAAAATATAAACGACTGCCGGATGATTATATGCTTACGGATAAAAGCAAACTCCGGTTTGTACGTGCTTCTATGGCAGAGATTGATTATCTGCGTATGATTTACTTGAAAAAGGGTATTATCCTCGGTTCTGCGCCATTCTGTTACTTATGGTTCTTGGATGATTATGTGTTCGGGGCTTGTATGTTTGATTTCCTGAAGGTAAGCAAATACGGCATGGATGCAGTTTTGATGAAGTCGGATTTCGTGATAGACCATCCATTGCCCAAATTGAGTAGATTGCTAATTATGGGTGTACTTTCGTCAGAGTTCAAAGATGAATTGGACATAAGATATAAACATGAATGTGGAGTGATTGCCACTTCTGTATTTACCGATAAACCGGTAAGTATGAAGTATCGGGGAGTGTTTAAACTGCATGAACGCTGTGTTGGTAAACTCCATTACATACAAGATGCAGGTATTCGTGGAAACTTAGATGATATTTTAAAAGATTTTGTGAAAAAATACGGTGATGAGCCGAGAAAGGAATAATATGGGAAAATTCAAGATAGCGGAAGTGCAGTTATCTGACATTAAGCTGGTCAAGAAAAATGCGCATTTCATGCAGCAGGACACGTTTAATGCCTTAGTGAATAACATTCGTAGGGACGGTCAATTATCGTCTGTACCATTTTGCGTAAAGCATTCGGATGGTTCTTATACGGTAGTGAGCGGTAATCACCGAACACAAGCGGCAAAAATGGCCGGGCTTACTTCCATCCATGTTATGTACATAGATGAAGAGGAGACTACAAACGATTGGTTGCTGGCAACACAATTGTCACATAACAGTATAGTTGGGCAGGACGATGCGGAGATTTTGAAGCAATTGCTTGATGAAATAACAGATGTCGCACTGAAAGAGTATGCGCATATCAGCAATGAAGTTCTGGAAAGCGTAAAGGATATCAACTATACGGTTGAAATGCCGAATAACGAAATCGTTCCTGTAACTCTTATGTTTGTTGATACGCAGAAGGTTTCGTTTGATAAACTCATGGAAACGTTGGAATGTTATTCAGAAAAAGAGCTTGGTAATCTAACTTTGGTGGATATGGACACAATGCGCCGGTTGAATGAGGTGTCGACTAAAGTTCAAGCCAAATATAAAATCAAGGCGCAGGCACTAAGTATTTGTAAGATGTTGGAAATCGTAAACAATGTATTGGAGGGAAATAAAGATGGCACAGAAGTACAGGCTTAATACAAGGCAAAAGAAAGCGAAATTCCTAAAAGCTTTGGACGCAAGGATGCTGAATGTTACCGCAGCTTGTGAGGCTGTGGAAATATCACGCTCAATTGCTTATAAATGGAAAGCGAATGATCCAGATTTTGCCGAAAAATGGAAAGAAGTAGAAGAAAGTTTCTATGATAAGCTAGAAACGACAATGTTTGCTAAAGCTTTGACGGAACACGATAATACTATGCTTATTTGGTTAAGTAAGACTAAAATGAAGCATCGCGGTTACGTTGAAAAAGTAGAGCAAGATTTGAGTATTAATCCATTTGAGAAATTAATGCAAGAATTGCCAGACGATGAGGAATGAGCAAAGATGAAAAGTCTATACGATACATGAAAGCATGGCGAGAGGATTGGTGCAAGTTCGCTCATGATGTTCTTCATTCAAGACTAGACAAAGAGCAACAAGCTATTCTTCAATCCGTTCAGCATAATCCAATGACTGCTGTAGCATCGGGCACAGCTCGTGGGAAAGATTACATTGCAGCTTGTGCATCTATGTGCTTCATGTATCTTACTCCACGTTGGAAAGAAGGTAAGTTAGTTAAGAATACCAAGATTGCCATGACAGCTCCTACAGCTCGTCAGGTTCAAAATATAATGATACCTGAAATATCCCGTTTATTTAGAAATGCAGGGTTCTTGCCCGGACGTCTACTATCTTCCGGCATTAAAACAGATTACGAAGAGTGGTTTCTAACGGGGTTCAAAGCTGGTGATGACAACACAGAAGCATGGTCTGGTTTCCATGCTGTAAATACCATGTTTGTTGTTACTGAAGCTTCCGGTATATCAGAAGCGACATACAACGCTATTGAAGGTAACTTACAGGGTAATTCCCGCTTTCTCATAGTGTTCAATCCTAATGTTACTACCGGTTACGCAGCTCGTGCCATGAAGTCTGACCGTTTTGCAAAATTCAGACTTAGCTCTCTAAATGCAGAAAATGTAGTAAAGAAGCAAATTGTAATACCCGGTCAAGTGGATTATGAATGGGTAAAAGACAAGGTAATAAATTGGTGTTCTCCCATTCAAAAAACAGATTTCAATGAGGGAGAAGGCGATTTCAATTGGGAAGGTAAACTATACAGACCTAACGATTTGTTTCGCGTCAAGGTACTTGGTATGTTTCCTAAAGTGTCGGAAGATGTTCTCATCCCTTATGAATGGATAGAAATAGCAAACAGGAATTGGCAGGAGTTACAGGAAAATGGTTTTATCCCAGCCAAATCTTGTAAGTTAGGTGTTGACGTTGCCGGTATGGGACGCGATAACAGTGTGCTTTGTCCGCGATACGGTAACTACGTTTCTCAATTTGAAGTTCATCAATCTGCCGGGCGTGCGGATCACATGCATGTGGTAGGTATGATGATTCCCTATCTAAAGAAGAAAGGAGCAAAAGCATTTATTGATACTATTGGAGAGGGAGCAGGTGTCTATTCTCGTTTGTTAGAAGAAAAATTTACAAACGCTTTTTCATGCAAATATTCGGAAGGGGCAGATGGCTTACACGATATTACTGGCGAATATGAATTTGCAAATATGAGAGCATACCTATATTGGGCTTTACGTGACTGGCTTAATCCTAAAAATGGTTTTGGTGCCGCTCTCCCACCCTGCGATCAGTTAATGGAGGAGGCTACCGAAACCAAGTGGAAGTTCCTTAGTAATGGAAAGATTATCATTGAGCCTAAAGAAGATATCAAAAAACGTATTAAACGTTCTCCTGACTATATGGATGCATTAGCGAATACGTTTTATCCTAGAGATTATAGCTTTATTAGTGATGAAGAGTTGCTTAAAGACTTTTTGTAGTTGTGTTTTTTTAGTACCTTTGTAACCGAAAACACTCCTTGTTTGTGTTTTCATTGCTCTTATGTGCGCTGGCTTGTGAAAGTCGGCGCATTTCTATTGTACGGTGAGCTGTTTTCTTATTGTGCACCTACCTTAGAGGCGTGCAGAGAAAGACGGAACAAATGGCTGCAAAGTCATTGATACAAGTTATGGTAAGTGATTTGGAAGAGAGAGTATCGCATACCCTCTCTTTGTTTCTGGTATTATTTTCCAACAAGTAATAGTAACAGCCAAAAAATACCTAATACTATGGCAATAAATTCGTATGGATCTTCTCTTAAATAATTAAGAAAAAATTTAATTTCTTGTATTATTTTTTGCATATATATTATTTTGCAAAGCTATTTCGTGTTCAAGTTCTTTAGATATGGCTTTATTGATAAACTCATTAATTGTTGTTCCAGTGCTGGAAGCAAAAGCGGCTACACGGGAATGTAAGTCTGGTGACATACGTAGATTTAACTTCCCACTATAAGGCTTTTCAGGCTGTATATTTCTTTCTTTACAGTTTTCAAGATAAAAGTCTATAGATTCCTCAAAGTCTTTACGGACCTCATCTACAGACTTTCCTTCATAAAGGATTGACGCTTTTCTCATCCCTTGCACTTTGCCAAACAGACAATTGTCTTCCGGACTGTATTCTACAGAACCGGAATATCCTTTGTATTTTAAAAGTCCCATACTACTTTGTTTTAGATTGTTTATATTTCTCAATCAAATTGTTTTTCTTTATATGCTCAATTATTCCTTTTATCACGTATGATTTCAAAATGCTTCCGGGATGTGGCTTATGTAAAATGAAAGGAGCTTCTTCGTCTGGTCCTATAAACTCAACACGGGAACCTGATGTAGCACCTTTGTTGCTTTCCTTGTATCCAAAAATCCCGAATAAGCGTTTTGCTTCATCATAGGTAAAATCCTTTGGGCATGACAAAATACGTTCTATTAGTTTTTCCTTTGTACCCATAATCGTTTGTTTATGCAAAGGTACTAAAAATAGTACCAAATACAAACAGATAATATAAAATATTGTATTTAAGGTAAGTTTTTCTGTTGAATGTGACATTTTTACAGCCACTTTTATTATATTTGCATCATAGCATTTGATGCTAACGTGCTCCTTCACGTTACCGGGTAGTACGTATTGTGCTATCCGGTTCCTTTTTGGAGCAGTATCATGTGTAACTAATCACCGTATGAAGGAGTACGGAACTACATTATGAACACAATTAAAATTTTTGAGAATGAGCAATTCGGAAAGGTAAGAATTGCGATGGGTGAAAATAACGAACCTTTCTTTTGCTTGGCAGATGTATGCCAGATTTTGGATTTGATTCCCAGTAAGGTAGCGCAAAGATTAGATAAGGATGTACTTTCAAAGTATCCCCTTGAAACAGCCGGTGGAATCCAACAGGCAAATTTTGTTGATGAGGATGGTTTGTATGATACAATATTGGATAGTCGTAAGCCTGAAGCTAAAAAGTTCCGCAAATGGGTAACAAGCGAAGTGTTGCCATGTATCCGTAAGACAGGTGGCTACATCGCTACCAAAATGGACGACACTCCAGAAGAAATCATGGCACGTGCGCTTATTGTGGCACAAGAAACACTGAAACGAAAAGAACAGCGTCTTATAGAGGCTGAGCAGAAGATCCAAAAAGATGCTCCTAAAGTCCTTTTTGCCGATGCTGTATGTACCTCTCAACGTTCGTGCCTTATTGCTGAATTGGCAAAAATTCTCCAACAGAACGGAGTGAATATCGGTCAGAACCGTTTGTTCGGTTGGATGCGAGAGAACGGTTATCTTTGCCAAAAAGGTGATTATTATAATCAGCCAACGCAGAAATCTATGAAATTGGGACTTTTTGAGTTGAAGAAAACATCAATTACCAAGCCGGATGGTTCGGTATTGGTAACAACCACTACCAAAGTAACCGGCAAAGGACAAATATATTTCGTGAATAAATTCCTATCTAAATAATCAATATAAAAAAAGGTGTCAAGTGACACTTTACTATATTTATGGACGAAATAACAGCTATATTAGACATTACGCGCCCGGTTGATAATATCATCAACGACTTAAAAGGAAAGTCAGTCTATGTCCCCTCATGGGATAATCTTATTAAAGACTATGAACCAACATTGCATTCGATAGTAAATGATAACATTGGTCGAAAAGATAAGGTAAAATCTGATGGTACGGTAGAAAAAGCTTCCCGTATTTATATCGGTCTTGAAAAACTCCTTACAAAACGGATGACAGAGTTTATGTTTTCCATTCCAGTAAAACGTGTCTATCATAATATTGAGAACAATGAAACTCGCCAACAAATAGCGAAAGCAATTGAGAATATATACAAGTATGCTCGTATAGACAGTGAGAATATTAAACGTGGCAACGCCTATTTTGCGTCATGCGAGGTATTTACCATTTGGTATACGGTTGAAAATCCCAATTCTCTATATGGTTTTCAAAGTAAATTTAAGCTGAAATGCAAGACCTATTCCCCGATGGAGGGCGTCGGGCTGTATCCGTTGTTTGACGAGTTGGGAGATATGGTTGCTATGTCTTTTGAATACAAGAAGAAAGTCAAGGACGAAGAAATTGCTTTTTTTGAAACATATACTTCTAAGATCCATTACAAGTGGAAGCAGCAAGGATCTGGGTGGGAACAAATCAAAGCGGAACCAATAGCTATATTGAAGATCCCCGGTGTTTATGTTCATCGCCCAGTTCCTATTTATCATGGTTTGTCTTATTTGCGTAATGAGATAGAATATACCCTTTCTCGTAATAGTGATGTTATCGCCTACAACAGTGCTCCTATCCTTAAAATTGCAGGGGCTACACAAGGAAAAGAAGATAAGGGGGAAAGCCGTAGGATATTCCGTGTTGAAAATGGAGGTGATGTGTCTTATGTTTCATGGTCTCAGGCTATCGAAGCACTAAAGTACCATGTAAGTACCCTGATTAGTCTATTCTGGTCACAATCACAAATTCCGGATATATCATTCGAGAACATGAAAGCATTAGGAAATATCGGGTTTGATGCTAGACAGACCTTGCTGACTGATGCCCATCTGAAAGTAGGTGATGAAAGTGGTGATTGGATAGAATCGTTTGAGCGTGAATGCAGTGTAATCAAGGCTTTCTTGAAAAGCATGAATACTTCATGGGTTAAAGAGATTGACAATGTAGAAGTTGAGCATGTCATTACTCCGTTTATCCAAATGGACGAGGATGCAATGACTGATAGACTTATAAAACAGAATGGTGGCAAGCCAATCAAGAGCCAGTTGCAAACTATTAGAGAAGCTGGTTCTAATAATGCGGAGGCAACTTTGGATCAGATACATAAAGAAGATGCGATGGATTTACAAGCAAAACAATCAAGAATGAACGGTTTATTTGAAAGTGCGGAATAACATGAAAGTACCAATAGATAATATGACCTTTGCCGAAAGCGAATACCTTAGAGGAAATAAAGTATGGAAAGCCCAGACACTTTATAATTTCGCGAAAGCAAAGGAATACCCTGTACGTGATATGCCATTGTGGAATATAGACCTGACTGTTGAACCGTTTGAGTGCAGCCAGCTTCATAGTTTTATCTTTCAATGCAAACGTGTTCGTGATTGTTCTTTAGACTACCCTATTATACTGGATGAAGTAGGACAAATAGCAGATGGATACCATAGATTATGCAAAGCTATTTTAGAAGGTAGAAAAACGATTAAGGCTATCAGGCTGCTGGAAATGCCGGCACCTGATAGAATTGAGGAGGGATAAATATGAAAAGACATTCAAAGATAATTACGGTAGAATATGTAGTATAAGATTGTCCTATCTGTGGCAAAATTATAGTGAAGCATTATTTATATCCGATGGTTGATAAAAGAAAGAACAAATTTGTATATGGCAAAAAAAGTAATAACACAATCTAAGTATCATTGTCGGGATTGCGTGCATAGCTATGACCGGCACGAGAAGAACTTGAAAGGTGAGTTCTTCATGTGCCGTTGTCCGTTTTTCACTTCCAGCCGCTTTCTTAACCGTGACGTATGTGACAAGTTCAATAAGAAATGAGCCAATCTTAAAAACAGAACAATCTTTTTTGTCTTACCACCGTGATTTTTCTGCCTACTCTAATAAATAGATTAAAAACAAACCAATATGTCAAAACCTAAGATTCCGAATCAAAAGAAGAAATATCAAGAGCTTAACACAAGGCTGAATAAATATGTAGCTTTAGTGGAGCATATATATGATGTTCTGAATTTGGAAGCTGCTAAAGCTGTATTACGCACTGATTATTCATCTAATAGTGAAAATCCTTTTAAATGGTCTGATTACCCACAGACTAAAAAACAGATAGAGGATATACAGGCTCAATTTGTTAATTATATTCATACGATTATCTATCGAGGTATTAGTGAAGAATGGAAAAATAGTAATGAAGTGCAAGACTTGATGGCAAATAAAGTTCTAAAGGCTTATAATGCCCAAGTTGATGGGGAAAAATACAAAGTCTTATATCAAGTAAACTCTGATGCTTTGAAAGCGTTCCAAAACCGCAAGGATAAAGGCTTTAATGTCTCTGCCAAACTTTGGCAACAATCCACCATTTATAAACAAGAACTTGAAGCAGCTATATCTTGCGCTATTCAGAAAGGAACAAGTGCTATTACTTTGAGTAAACAAATCTCTAAATATCTGCTTGATTTTCCATCACTGCAAAAAGATTATAAAGACAAGTATGGTAGTGCAGAACATTTAAAGGATTGCGAATACCGTTCTATCCGACTGGCTCGATCTGAAATTAACATGGCTTACCGGACTGCTGAAAATGAGCGTTGGAAACAAATGGATTTCGTTGTGGGGTACGAAATAAAGCTAAGCTCTTCACATCATCACCGTATGCCACATGGGGATATATGCGATAGGTTAGCAGGTAAATATCCTAAAGATTTCGTTTGGACTGGCTGGCATCCGAATGATTTATGCTATAAAATACCTATCCTTAAAACAGAAGAAGAGTTTTGGGAATGGGATGGTAGAAGTGAATCTACGACTGAAAGTGTGAATGAAGTCAAGGATGTACCGAATGCATTTAAACAGTGGATTGGCACAAATTCCCAACGCATAGCAGATGCAAAGAGAAATGGAACTTTGCCATATTTTTTAAAGGATAACCCGTCATATCTTAAATAATAACTGCTTATATACAGATACATTCAGTTTCATAACACGGAGTACAAGATTATTTTCGTACTATGTGTCTTATTATAATAGTTTAACAATTAAAGTGAAGTAAAAAGAATCACTTTTCGTATATTTGCATAAAGCATGTGAAGTTACATGCAACCGAACTTGTCGTGAATACATTCATTGCTCTTAATGTATGATTAAGAAGGTTGACGGTCTGCTTGCATGTAATGTTTTGCAGGCCGTTTTTATTAATTAAAACATTGTACAATGGATAGAAAACAACAGGTTTTGTTGAAATTGAAACCGAAAGTGAAGGCGTTCGGGTTCAATAAAAAAGAGGTGATGGGTATCGCTGCTAGAATTGCCGATAACCTAACCTCCACAGATGATGCCTCCGATGAGGACGTAAACGCAGAAATTGAAGCAGCTATTGATGCGGTTCTCCCCTACCTGCAAGTCAGCCAGTCTTTTGCAAATCGAGTAATCGAAGAAAACCGCAAAAAGAATGGCGATGACGAAACCGATGACGGCGATGATACATCATCGAACACTTCAAACAATCGTCAGACGGGTTCAAACAAAAATGATCCTCAGCAGAATAAAAGTAATGATGATGCTCCAGCATGGGCAAAGGGATTGCTTGACAAGGTTGATACACTTACCAATGAAATTTCGGTATTGAAAGGTGAAAAAGTCACTACATCAAGAAAATCCAAGCTCAACGAGTTGCTCAAAGATTCGGGTTCTTTCGGCAGTCGCATCCTGAAAAGTTTCGACCGCATGAAATTTGAAACCGAAGAGGAGTTTGACGAGTTTTATTCGGAAGTTGAGGAAGACCTGAAGAATTACAACCAAGAATGTGCAGATGCAGGTTTGTCTACATTGGCTAATCCGCCTGCCGCAAGTGGTAAAAGTTCGGGAAAACAAGATGAAGTGATTAGTGACGCTGAAATCAAAGCGTTGGCTGACACATTCTAAACATTAACAAAAAACTAAGTATTAAAAATGGGTGCAACAGCAAATTTAGCAAGTGAATTGCAGGTGATTACTTCTGGTCTTGATTCGGTTGTAATCAGACGATACGGTGCTGGTATCATTGGTGGTCGCACGCTTGATGTCAGTGGTTATCCATATGATGTAATTAAGGCTGGTCATGTTATTATCGCATCAGATGATGACGAAACACTATTCAAGCCTATGCCGCTAAAAGCATCGAATTATGATCAATATGATACATTGCCCGGTAGCCATCATTATGTAGGTGTATTGGTAAGAAGCGTTACAAAGGATGCTCCTTTAGCAGCAATCATGTACGATGGTGAAGTGAATGATAAAGCAAGTCCGTATTCAGTGGATAATATCAAAACTGCAATGAAGACGGAGTTGCCTGGATTAGTATTCATGCACGATTAAAAGAGGAGGTAAAAAATGGTACAATCACAATTTGTGGAGTACATCAGAAAAATCTTTCCGAGACTCCAGAATGTAGTAGATACAGTGAACGGCAAGCGGAACGGTGACAACAAACGCACCTATTTGCATAAATCTATGTTGAGAAAGGTTTATTCGGCAGACCAGAAATGGTCTAACGCTGCGGTAAACACTACTTATGTAGCAGCCGACATGGTGTCGATGAACTCGCCACTTCCGATTAAAAGCCGCGATGCCATTGCTCACGCCAATGGTTCTCTGCCGAAAATCGGTATGAAAAAAATCATGTTTGAATCGGATATCAATACCGTTAACATAATGAAAGCGCAAGGTGCGGAATGGACGAACATCGCGAATAAGCTGACTTCCGACCCGATTGCTTGCTCTGTCGGTATTGACGAACAGAATGAAGCGAACTTCCTGACCGGATTGTCTAATGGTATTGTAGCTGTGGAGGATGAAAACAATACCGGTACGGCTTTGCGTATCAATTTCGGCTATCTGCCTGAAAACTGTTTTGGTGTTGAGACGCAAAATGAGCTTACGCTTGATGACATTAAGCGTGTATTGGCTTATGCTGACAATAACGGCGACACAATCATCACTATCTGCATTGCATTGTCCACCTACAACAAGTTGCGTCAGACGCAAGGGGCAAAAGAACTGGTAGCCAATTATCGCGGTCAGACTTTTGACAGTAATACAAAGCTCCCTGTTCCGACAGCATCTTTGTTTGACGAAGCATTTGCGGATGATAACAACGGGGTTGCTTTCCTGAAAATTGACCGTTCAATCATCTCAGAGAAGAACGGCAAAAGGAAACCGTACAAGCCGTGGAACCAGAACAAGTTGATTTTCCTTACCACAGAAGAAGTCGGTGCTTTGGTGTGGGGAACGCTTGCGGAAAATACAAATCCGGTAGAGGGTGTTGTTTATTCAACCGTTGATGAGTACAAACTCATCAGCCGTTACAGAACAACGGAGCCGTTTACCGAAACTACGAGTGGGCAGGCTCTTGTGCTCTCTGTTATTGAGAACGTGGATCAAATCTACTCTCTTGATCTTTCGGAAGCTCAGGCGGTAGATACCTCAGCTGAAACTTCTGACAGTACGGATGCGAAAATCACTATTTGGGGAAATACTTACAAGAAGCCGGAGTTTGTCAAGGAATTCAATAAAATAACAGGCAAAAATCTAGCTTCAACTATTGCAGATGACAAGCTGATTGCCGCCGTGAACAGGCTGAATGACTTTGACGAAGCGAAATTGAAATCCGCAGTTGAATCTCATAAATCAGAATAAGCCATGAAGACAATACAGCAAGCTCTCGTAGACGAAATACACTATCCGATTTCTATCGGTTTTGTAGAGAATGTGATGATTAAACGTAATCTCAATGGTGATGATGAGTTTGGTTATGATATAGATCATTCTAACGAATACCAGGGAGCTTTAGCTGATTGTCTTTGGTCTTTGGTCCAGGCTATCAATTTCTCTGAAGCAGACAAGTCCTTCGGGGCTTTATCTGATAAAGATAAAGAACGGATACTTTTACGTGTTAACTCCATTTACAAGACTATTGGTGAACCTTTAGTAGAACTGGAGGCAAAACCAACGGTGTATGTAGGTGACTGTTTGTTGTAGTATGGCTGTTTTGAGTAGAAATCCACATCGTTTGCAATACCTTGTATCTGCTTCAGGATACGAGGATGAAAACGGAGATTACCATTCGGGTGAAGAACATTGGGAAGGTGAAATTCCCTGTGATGCTGTTCCTGCCGGTGAATCGGATGAAAGGGAATTTGAAGATGGCATAATACGTAAATACTCTTATGAGGTTTGTAATATACCAGCAAACTGCCGTGCTTTTACAATAGGAGATAGAGTCAAGATAAGTCTGCTCGGAGGAATAGAAAGAGAATTTGAAGTGAAAGGTTTTCATCGTTACCAGCTTCAGTGCAAAATTTGGGTTTAGGATATGGGTATAAGAATGGCTACCAAACTTGATGAAATTCATAATACACTTATGAGGGAGGCACAACGGGTTGAAAGGCTAACAATACGCGCTTTGTCGTATCTTGGAGAACAATGTGTTATCAGGGTACGTGATAGAGGTGGTGATAAAAGTTGGTATGATCAGTCTGGTAATTTGCGTAGCTCAGTTGGCTATGTAATAGCCCATAATGGCAGTATTATCCAATACTCAGACTTTAATCAGGTGAAGCAGGGTTCACAAGGTGTAAAAGTCGGCAAAGACTTAGCAGAAGAACTGGCTAGAAGATATTCCAATGACTATGCTCTTGTTATTGTTGCCGGAATGAATTATGCTGAATATGTGGAAGCGATGGATAACAAGGATGTGCTTGCGTCAACGGAGCTATGGGCAATAGACCAAGTACCCAAGATGCTTGAAAAATTAAAGATACAGATTGCTAAATGATGAAATCGGACATTGAAATATCAAAATTTGTATATCACAAGATTAAAGGATCAATCCTTGAAAGAAGTGTAACCGGGAAATTGAGTGATAGGGGTAGACCAGATAAATCGGACAAGGAGGATATTGTCATATCTGTACTTGCCAATGAGGGATGCGGTCAGATCCAGCGAGCTTATGTGAATGTCAATGTTTATGTTAGGGACCAATGGAATTCTAGAACAAAAGCATGGGAAAAGCATACACTCCGTATAGGGGAATTGTGTGACTTGTGTAAGTTTCTCTTTTATATACGTAAAGAAGAGTTTCATACAGTTCCTAAAGAATGTAGTCAAAAAGTCATGTCTACCGGTGTTTCTTTTGAGGATGGACACACGGAACATTTCATCAACAACAAGCTGTATATTGAGATAAATAACGAATAAGTATTAACTATATTAAGCAATATAGAACTATGGCAGTAATCGGATGGGGTAAGCCCCGTATTTTTATTAAAGACCTTGATGCAGTATCACCTGCATGGGAAGAATTGCCTACTCCGGTAGAGGATTCCACACAGTTGACAACGACAAAAGGTGACAAGAAAGAAGCAAAGATTGAAGGAGGAGAGAACGAGGATGTAAAGTATGGAAAAAACACCTATGCTCTTACTTTCAATATTCGTGCTGCAAAAGGGCGTAAGCGTCCTATAAGTGATAGTGATGGAGTGGTAGCACATAATTATGCTGTTGCTTTACAGCCTGAAGATCCTGATGTTCAGGGATTCTGTATGGAAAAAACTACCGTTTCTGTTGAGGATTCATTTACAGCGGCAGATGGTGGTATTTGGGCGTATACCTTTGATGCTTTGAAGCCGGGTTCGGACAAAAAACAGATTCAATGGGGTAAGATTATAACAACGCCTACTTCTGGTAAGCCGACTAAGGTTGAATGTGACCCAGAAGATGAATCTGGAGATGGAGATAAATTTGAAGTTGCTCCTAATCCTAGTGTAGGTGGATAGTTTTTCAGGATGATAGCCTGCCGTGGGGGCTTTATACCCACGTGTATTGCGGAAATGGTGTAATGGATGCACGTATGTCTACCAGGCATTAGGTTACAGTTCGAATCTGTGTTTCCGTTCGATTTTGAAAATTTGGTTTGTTATTCATATGTCTTTTAATGCCGGTTGTCTGTGAAGATATCCGGCATTAATTAAAAAAAACAAGAACCGTTATGTTAGAAGATGGGAAACTTATAGACATGGACATTGCGGATACTATAATTGAACGTCCACATGGTTTTAAAGTAAATCAACGTCAGTTTTATCTATATCCGGTTACTCTTGGAAAAACATACCTAATATCAAGGCTTGTGGAGTGTCTTGGCATAAATCTGGAAATTATCAAGGCTAATCCGTATATGGAAGCGTTGAGAATATGTCAGGAAAAAAAAGAAAGCGTGTGCCGTATTTTGTCCTATCATACCATCAATAAGAAAGAAGAATTGTTTGATTATGATTTTGTACAAGAAAGATGTAATTTCTTCTATAAAGAAATAGATAATGACAGTATGGCACAACTATTGGTTATGGTATTGTCAGAAGGAGACATATCAGCATATATAAAACACCTTGGAATAGATAAGGAAAAAGAATGGCAAGCAAAAGCCATGAGAGCCAAGAAGGATAATAATTCTCTTACATTTGGCGGCAAAAGCATATATGGCACATTGATAGATACAGCTTGTCAACGGTACGGATGGACTTTTGAATATGTTGTTTGGGGTATTAGCTATGCCAATTTACAATTGCTCCTTGCCGATTCCGTAACGTCCATATATTTGTCTGACGAGGAACGTAAGCGAGTTAACATACCTCAAGACCGTGATATCATCAATGCCGATGACCCTGCAAATATGGCAAAAATCAAAGCCATGAAATGGGATTAAATACGACAAATAGAACAGTGCGATAAATAAAAGGCAAAAAAATCACGAGGGTTATACAAAAACTCTCGCGATTTATCGGTGAAATAGGATAATCAGAAAATGACTATTCTACTATTACTACGGTATTGTTTGCTACTGATGCATCAAACTCATAACCGATTTTCATCTCAGCCTTGGAACCACAAGGCAGAGGGATACAGGTGCAGCAGAATATTACAACAGATAAAGGAGTCCTGTTTTTTCCTGTTATATATACTTCAGATGATGAGAAGTTCACATTATCACCAGATGGCAAAGTTAAATAGCGCATCCTGATTCCTAATCTTCCCTTGGTTCCAAACCATGCAGATCTTTTCGCCTCATACACTACCCCCTTGGCTATAGTTCCGGCCGGTATGGCTACAACCTTGTCTATGATAACATCTCTGGAAACTTTAAAATCAATATTCTGCCCCTCATGTGCTTTGGAGGCTCTGACATTACTTATGGATTCCAAAGGAACAATTGTACCAGCTTTAATGATAACTTCTTTTTTTTCTTGAGCAAAAGCTGTTATTGAATAAAGAAATACGGTCAGTAAAAATAAAACTTTCTTCTTCATAATGTAAATACTAATGTTAATTTTAATGTTCACAACTTTTTATTGCCATTTTAAGTGCTTCTTCAAGTCTGTCTGCATATTTAAATATATCATCCATGTTGTCAATCTGAATCCATTCACAACTCTTATATTGGTCTACCGGTATTCCTATTTGCTTTTTTCTTGCTCCGATAGAAACACGGCATATCCAGAACCATTGGCTGTTATCGATATTTACAACGAAGTAACTTTTATAGTCTTTATAGGTTATGCGTGACACATCCACGCTTTTTCTTAAAATGCTTCTTACGATGTTGTAGGCATCTAATTCCTCTTGTGTTGTTACGACACCGGATTCTTTATCCATGTATACAACTCCGTCCGGGAGTTTCTTTTCTGTATCTTCTGTGGAAGTATTTATGGATGTATTGTCTATCGTTTGGAGTGAGTCAGATGTTTGCTCGCTGTTTTTTATAGCTGTATTTAGTCTATCTGAAATAATATCATTAATAACAGATGTGATGGATTTCTTTACGAGTGGTGTAAACATATCTATCACCTTCGATGTGATTTGACCTGAAGTATAGGCTTGACGTGCGAAGAATCGAACAAATTCTGCTGTAGGTGATGCAAATTCGTTATTCAATATTGATTTTATTTCTGTCGTGTATTTCAATTCGTTTGCCGTACTTAGAACATCCTCTTCATTGTAATATGACTTATGGAATTTCTTTAGTTGCTCTATATCCGCATCTGATAAGTCAAGCATGTTCACGATAAGAAAAGGTTTCTCATCCATAATATTGATTTTCTCCAAGTCGGTGTAAAATCTATATTCTATCCCATTGGTAAGCACGCCAAAACGGGCTTTTGACGCTACAAAATATTTTTGTAGTTGGGTGTCATGCAGGTTTAGGTCTTGCTTGCAGTGTTTGCATTCTATAAGAAGTATAGGATTTTCATCCTTCATTATGGCATAATCGATTTTTTCTCCTTTTTTCTTTATTAAGTCACAATCCATTTCAGGCACGACCTCAAAAGGGTTAAAAACATCGTATCCTAAGGCTGCAATCATTGGCATTATAAATGCGTTTTTTGTAGCTTCTTCTGTAGCTATCTTGTCTTTTTGTTTTTTTATATTATCAGATAGCCGTACAACTTGATCCTTAAAATCCATTGCTCTGCTTTTTACGTTGTAATATTTTACAAATATATATTTATATAATAATATAAACAAAATTAAAGATGGGAAAATAAACCGTTGAATATATTTTGTGTGTTTTGTGACTCTAACTATGTCATTTATTGTTATATTTGCAATGCCGTGTGATGTTGCACGGAACTATTTCTATCGAAAAGACCTATGGCTGGAATACATTTTGACATTACAGGTGATAATTCTAATTTCTTACGTAGACTTCGTGAAGTAGAGAATGGTGTAAAAAACACGTCCAAGCAAATAGAGCAAAGCGGTTTAGGTATTGAAGAACTGTTTAACCGTATGACTAGAGCTGCCGCAGCATTCGGAGCTGGTTTTACTGCAAAAGAATTAATTTCAAATATTGCACAAGTCCGAGGAGAATTCCAACAATTGGAAGTTGCATTTAAGACAATGCTTGGCAGTGAGGATAAGGCTAATGCCCTCATGCAGCAATTGGTAAAAACGGCTGCTACCACTCCTCTTTACCTTCAAGGCGTAGCAAATGGAGCTAAACAACTTCTTGCTTATGGAGAAAATGTTGAAAACGTAAATGACGACTTGATACGTCTTGGAAACATAGCCGTCGGCCTTTCTCAGCCACTTGGTGATATTGTGTATTTGTATGGTACTACCATGACGCAAGGACGGTTATATACCGCAGATTTAAATCAGTTTACAGGTCGTGGTATTCCTATGATTCGCGAATTGGCAAAAGTATTCGGAGTAGCAGAAGGAGAAGTAAAAAGTTTAGTTGAAGCAGGGAAAGTGGGATTCCCGGAAGTCCAGAAAGTCATCCAAAACCTTACAAATGAGGGAGGAATGTTCTACAACCTTATGCAAGAACAGTCCAAGACAATCACTGGGCAAATTTCTAATATAGAGGATGCTGTTTCCACCATGTTCAATGAGATAGGGAAAGCCAATGAAGGAATTATAAACGAAGCTCTGTCCGGTGTTTCTTATTTGGTTGAGAATTATGAGAAAGTGGGAAAAGTTCTTGTTGGTCTTGTAGCAACTTATGGCGTATATAAAGTGGCTGTGATGACAGTCACGGCTTTGCAAGCTTTACAAGCTTCAGGTATTGCCGCTCTAACTATTGCCGAACGTGCCCACTACGGATGGCTGGTTTTGCAAACAACGGCACAAAAAGCTTTGAACGCTGTTATGTTTACTAATCCGTATGTGTTATTGGCAACTGCTGTTGTAGGGCTTGGAGCTGCAATGTGGTCGTTATCCGATAATACAACGTCAGCAGAACGTGCTTTAGATTCATATAACAAGAAAATAGAAAAACTCAACACGGACGAGGAAGATCGGAAACGTACTTTGGAAGGTCTTGTTAGCACCATTAATAGCGAGGTGGAAGCCGATGTTACTAAACTCAAAGCTTTAAAAGATATTGAGGAACTATACCCAGCACTCTTTAGGAAATATGTTGATGAGAAAGGTCATATACAGGATTTGATTGGTTTTTGGAAGGCATATAATGAAGAAGTTGTAAAATCCAGAACACAGTCAAAACAGGCTATAGTCGAGTCCTTGGAACAACAGATAAAAAGTGCGGAATGGGCTTATAATTTAGCTAAGAAGGAGAACAACCGTTCCGAAATGAAGGTTCAGGCACAGCGTATCGAAGACCTGAAGAATGAATTGGCAAACGCAAGAAAGGATGTCTTGTCGGAAATCAATGTCCAATTGGAAGTTGAGAACAGACAGGAAACAAAAGAAACTACATATCAGGAAGATTTGGCAAATGCTAAAGCCGAATGGGAAAAAGCGAAAAAAGGGTATGAGTCATTAATCAAAGATCAGACGGCTACATCGAAACAGGTGAAAGAAGCCAAAGATAAGATGGAGGCATCCGAAAAGGCATACAAGGATCTGGGCGGAGTAACTGGGAGCGAATTAACCAGACAGGAAAATCTAGCAAAAAAGCAAAAGGAAAACCAAGAAAAGCTGGATGGGCAACTTCTTTCACTTCGCCGTCAGAATCAGCAAGATGAAATCAACCTGATGAAAGAAGGCACGGAAAAGAAGTTGGAACAGATTGACTTTGATTATCAAAAACAGCTTGATGCGATAAGAAAACAGGAGGAAGAATGGAGCAAAGCCGGTAATGGCAAGTTGACCGACAAGCAGGTACGGGAAATCTCGGAAGCTTATGCCAATGCCGAAAGCATGAGGGATAAAGATATTACTAATGTAACCAAGGAGCAACTTAAAGCCGAACAACAGGCTTTGAACGATTACTTGAAAGAATATGGCACGTTTCAGCAACAGAAATTGGCTATCGCCCAAGAGTATTCGGAAAAAATAAGGAAAGCGCAGGAAGAAAGCGGTGCTAATAGTGCACAAGTAAAGTTGCTGGAGAAACAACGTGATGTTGCCATACAGAACAAGGAAACGGAAGCCATAAAAGCCAATATAGATTGGGTTACTGTGTTCGGTGAGTTTGGTTCCATGTTTTCCGACATGGTAAAGCCTGCCTTGGACGAAGCAAAAAAATATGTACGGACTGACAAGTTCAAGAACTCCGATCAGGCAAGCCAGAAATCATTGATTGACGCCATCAGCCAGATGGAAAAGTCTTTGGGTGGTACAAGTGGAGTCAACTTCAAGAAACTTGGAGAGGATGTAAAAGCCTATCAAATAGCAGAACAGAATCGTATCAGTGCCATAGGGATTGAAACAGCTGCTTTGGAAAGACTAAAGAAATCACAGGATGATTACACCAAAGCGCAGAAGGGCGGAACGGAAAGTGAGAAACAAGCCGCAGCAAACGCTCTTGAAACAGCACGGCAGAATGCTGACATTGCATCCGCCAATGTGAAGACACAGACTGATATCGCCAATCAGGCCCAGCGTAATGTGACTGATACCGCCACCAGACTGAAAGCAAGCATGGAAAATTTGTTGGGAGGCTTGCAGCAGATTTCATCCGGTGGATTGTATAACGCATATAGCGGAATTATCAAAACCGTGAACGGATTCAAGGATGTCATAGGAAAAACGTCAGAATCTCTTAAGGAGGTCCCCATTGTCGGATGGATTCTGTCCATCATTGACGTACTCAAAGACGGATTAAGTGATCTTGTCGGTGGTCTGCTTGATGCTGTTCTGAACGCTGTCAGTGGAATTATCGGTGATGTCTTGTCAGGGGATTTGTTTGTCACAATCGGCAAGTCATTGAGGAACGGCATAGGAAACATCCTGAACGCAATCTCATTCGGAGGCTTCAACTCCTTGTTTGGAATAGGTGGAAACGCCAAGGAAGTACAGGAAACGATAGATAGGCTGACGGACAGGAATGGAACTTTGCAAACGGCCATCGAGGATCTGACTGACGAGATGAAGGCAAGCAAGGGAATGAAATCGGTTGAATCTTACAGGGAAGCTGTAAAGTATCAGGAGGAAGTCAATAAAAACTATCTGCAAATAGCAAAGGAGCAAGCCGGATATCATAAGAGCCACGGCAGCTGGCAGCATTATCTGAAATGGACGGATGAAATGCTGGAACACGCAAGAAAAGCTACCGGCATGCAGGATTTCTCCGGCACTGATTCCTTGTGGAATCTGACCCCCGAACAGATGAAGGCTCTACGGTCGGACGTATGGTTATGGGATATCATGGAATCTTCCGGTAAGGGAGGTTACGGTGAGCGTGTTACCGACAAGCTGGATGATTATATAGAGCAGGCAGGAAAACTGGAAGAACTGACCGACAGTCTTTATGAGGGCCTGATCGGAATGTCATTCGATTCCATGTATGACAGTTTTATAAGCAGTCTGATGGATATGGAGAAGAGTGCGGAGGATTTTGCTGATGACATATCCAAATATTTCATGCAGGCGATGCTGTCAAATGCCATCGGTGAACAGTTTAGTGACAAACTGAGGACATGGTATGATAAATTCGGTGAAGCCATGAAGGATGATGGTACGCTTGATAATAATGAGCGTAAGGAGCTGATGGATGAATACATGGGTTATGTGGACGAAGCCATGAAGCTCCGTGACGAGCTTGCCGCAGCAACCGGATATGACAAGATTTCACAGGAGTCCTATTCCCAATCTTCTTCATCAAGAGGTTTTCAGGCAATGAGTCAAGATACTGGCGAAGAGTTGAACGGTAGGTTTACAGCATTGCAGATTGCAGGAGAAG